TTACTCAGTCACTTCCGGCAGGTCGTCGATGGCGACTTCGAGGTTGATGTTGTTGGTGTAGCCGCTGTTGGTCAGGCTGTGCACGACCCGGGTCAGTACCCAGCCTGCCTCGTCGATCTGCGGCTTGAATCCCCTGACGGTGGTGGGTTGTTCCGGGTAGAGCTCGGGGCGGCCGGTGGCCAGGGTGATCTCGAACTCGGCGACACCTCGCTGCAGGCGTTCCCACTCGGCGCGGGCGGCGCGCAGGGCGTTGGTCTGGTTGGCGTAGATGTGGCGCAGCACCTTGACGTTCTCGCTGTCGCCGATCAGCAGTTCGCGGCCCTCTTTGTCGACGGTGGTGTCGTTTGGCAGTGCCTGCTCCTGCTTTGGCTTGGTCTTGCGTTTGCGTTTGAGGGTTGAGCCTTTGGTGGTGGCCTTCTTCGGATCGTGCCAGTTGGCCACCACTCCGGTGTAAGCATCGCGGTCCGCAACGGCAAAGCGGTGCTGATCGCCATCCTGGCGGGTGATGGTGACTGAGGGGAGCGGTTTGCCGCTGGCGGTGAGTCCTTTTCCCTGGCCGATAAAGAGCAGCCGCCCCGATTTGATGGTGGTCAGGGCACCGCATTGGCCGGCCAAGCGGGTGAGGAAGGCGGGATCGCTTTCGTTCTGTTGGTCGATGTGGTCGATCTGCATGCCCTTGAAGCGCTCGGCGCAGGCGGGGGTGAGGCCGTGGCGCTGGGCGATGGCATCGACAATGCTGCCGACAGTCTGCAGGTGATAGCTGGTCTGGCGCAGTTTGTTGAGGCTGCCGCGCAGATCAGCTGACTTGCCCCGGATCGTGAGTTTGTCCGGGGTGCCTGAGTGCTCCACATCGTCGATGGTGAACTCCCCTTTATCAACCAGCGGTTGCCCCTGCCAGCCGATCAGGGCGCGCATTCTTGCGCCCCGGCGCGGCATGGCCAGCTGACCGTCGCTGTCGTCCAGTTCGATGTCGATGGTGTCGGCATCAAACCCGCGATTGTCGGTGATGGTCATGCCACCGAGGCGGGGGCGGATGGTGGCTGATACGTCCTTACCGTCGATCAGCAGTTGGTAAGCCGGGGCCTTGTGGTCGGCGCCATTGACGCTGAATTGCCCCAGCTGGCTGGTCAGGTTGCTGCTGACAGCAGAGAGCGCGTTATCTATCAGGCTCACAGCAGGCCCCCGATCTTGTTGCCTACGGTGCCGACGATGTTGCTGATGCCCAGCCGACTGGCAATGCCACCGATGGCGCGGCCCAACAGTTTGTTGCCCAGGCTCGATTCGTCGTCGTCCACGCGCTTGAGGTTCATGGTGAATTCCAGCTTGCGGGCTGTACCGTCAGAGAAGAATTCGGAGCGGGTGACGCTGGTGCGCTCGATGACGAAATAGCCCCGCATCACGCCATCCCCCTGGATCAGGGGGAAGGCCTGGCCGGTGGCAGCCATTTCATGGAGCAGGTCGAGGGAAACCGGCCCACCGGTCAGTTCAGGGTAAAGGGTGCCAGAGAGCATGGTGGTTTCATCATCCGGTCCGGTGAACTGGTAGGCCGGACGGGCGCCGACCCGAGGGTTGCCCGGGTGGCGCCATGCGCGCTCATCCTGTTGCGACTGGGGGGCGAAGGTGGAGCGCTGGAACACGAACCAGCCCAGGGTCATCATCATGGTGCTGCCTCCTTAGCTGTTGTCGCGCAGACTGGCGCGGGTGCGTGCTGATGCCTGCCGTTCGCGGCGGTCCAGTTCACGGCGCACCTCTTGCGCCACATCGGCGCCGGATTGCCCCGGCTGCTGCACGATGCTGATGGGGGCGTGAATCTGGGTTGACCCGCCACCTCTGGCCGGTGCCAGCTTGGGTGTGTCTATGATGCGAGGGCTTGACCTGATGGCGTCAGACGGTTGGCGTAGCACTGCAGGCACTACCTGTTCGCGGATGGTGCGGGTGGCCTCGACTGGCTGGCGCAGTGCGGCTGGAACGACCTGCTCGCGGATGGTACGGGAGGCCTCGACTGGCTGGCGCAACGCGGTAGGCATGACCTGTTCGCGGATCCTGCGGGTGGTGCCATAGTCATAACCGCTTGCGAATGCGGATTGTCCGTAGTGGCCGTTGAGGTAACCCGGGGTCGCTGCTGTAGGCGCCTGCATCTGAAAGCTCGGCAGCTTCTTTGCTTCTAAAATCCCCAGCGATTCGAGCAGCCATTCGATCCCTTTCAGGAAAGCCTTGAGCGGGGTGAGGGCAAGGTTGAAGGCTTCGCCCAGGATGCGGCCGACGAACTGGCCGGCACTGCCGAACCCTTCCAGCGTTTCCTTGGAGAACTTGAGTGGTTCGAGCAGGTCGCCAAACCAGCCCGATAGCGCTTTAACCCCGGTACCGATGCCATCAATCAGCGGGGCGAACGGCTTGAAGGCTTCAAAGACGGGGGCGAGCCCTGCCATGATGCCCTGCCATAGCCCGCTGAAAAATGCGCTGATGGGCTGCCAAAACTTGATGATGGCCACGCCCAAGATTGCGAGCCCGGCCAGCGGCGCCAAGATGGCGGTGATGGCCCCCAGCATGCCGCCAAAGGTGACGCCCAGAACCCCAAGGGTCAACTTCATGATAGCCATGGGGCCCAAGACGGCTGCCACTGCCAGCGACAGGCCACCGAAGGCAATGGTCACCGCAGAGAGGATGCCGCCAATTTTCATCAGGGTGTTGGAGAGCTCAGGGTTGCGCTTTGCCCAGTTGCCAAGGCGTTCTGACAGGTCGCCGATCCATTCTGTGATGGCCTTTATCTCTGGTGCAATCGCCTCGCCAAAGTTGACCATGGCGTTGGTGAAGGTGCCGGTGGCGGCATCCCACAGGCTGCCCAGGGTGCCAAGCTGGGCGTTGACCCGCTCTTGCAGGGCGGCTTGGTCGGCCATCTTCTTCTGGGTTGCGCGATAGCCATCCATCCCTTTGCTGATGATCAGCTCCAGCACCTGCAGGGTTTCAGCATCGTCGCCGTAGATGCCCTTCAGGACTTGCAGGCGGCGCTCGGTGTTCAATCCCTTCAGCTTGGCGAGCTGGGCAAACATGTTCTCCATCCCTGCGAATTCCCCCTTTCCGTCGGTGAAATTCAGCTTCAACCCGGTGCCTTTCGTGGCCTTGGCAATCTTGCCAGTGTTCATGCTCATCTGGAAAACTTTGCGGTAGGCGTTCCCTGATGACTCGCCCGCCATGCCAGCCTGATCGGCCATGATGACCAACGGGGCCAGTACCTTAGCTGCCTCAAGCCCTGACTTGCGCAATATGCCCAGGGCCGGGGTGAGTTTGGTGAAGGCGCCCAGCATGTTGCCGCTGTCAACGCCAAGGTAGAACGAGCGCTGGATGGTATCCATCAGCCCCATCATGTCTTGCTCGGCGGTGCCGGTGGCATCCTGCAGCTTGGCTGCAAACAGCGCCGCCTGGTCGAATGGCATTTTCAACTGCACACCGAGGTAGGCCGTTGCCTCACCCAGGCCACCCAAGATGGACTTGGCGCTCATCCCCTGCTGGATCAGCGTGCTCATCATGTTCTGGAAGTCCGCCGTGGTGCCCGGCAGTTTGTTGCCAAGCTTGGTGGCCAGATCGCTGATGGCTTGGAACTCCTGCCGCACCTGGCCGCCCTTGCCCATCATGGAGACCTTGAGGTCTACGACCGATGTTTCAGCTCTGGCGAACTCGATCACCGGTTTGAGGGTGGTCATGCCCATGGCTGTGCCGGTTGCCAGTGCCGTGGCGCCGTGGCCGGCAATCTGGCCGCGCAGCTCTTGGGTCTGGCGGTAGCTGGCCTTGACCTGGTTGAGGCGTTTTTGCTGGTCAGCCAGTTGGCCCAGCTTGGCGCGCTGCTGGTCAAGCTGACCGTTGGCGGCGGCCAAATCGGTTTTCAGGCGGCGCTGGGTTTCGCTGAGGTTGCTGGTGTTGATGCCGCTCTTGCGCATCGCCTCACCCATCTGAGCGTGACGGGTGATCATTTCCCCTTCTTTGGTCTTGAGCTGGTTGAGGGCTTTCTCTGCCTTGTTGAGCTCGTTGATCATCAGGCGGGTTGGCTTGGGGGTGTCGGCAATCTTGCGCTGTAGTTCGCTGAATGAACCCTCGGCCTGTTTCAGCTTTGCCTTGGTTGCGCCAATCTGGGCGCCCAGCGTCTTGTAGCCTTCGATTTGACCCGCTTGGGTTTCGAGGTCACGGATTTTCTTCTTGGTGTCGACCAGGTCTTTGGCGGTGATGCGGCTCTGGCCGCTGACTGCTTTGAGGGGGGCGGTGAGTTTGTCCACCGCCCCGAGCAGGATTTGTAACTTGAGGGTGCTCATGATTCGTCTGCCCCGTTGATCTGGTTGTATCGCTCAACAAGGCGTTGGTGCCAGCCCATCAGCTCGTCGAGCTCCATGGCCGCCATTTCAGATGGCGGCCAGTGGGCGATGATGGCGAGATCTGCCATCAGGTCGTCTATGCAGTTAGGTAGGCCTCCTGCTGCGAGCCCATCAAAAAACCGACCACCACGACCCCGGCCTTGAGCAGATCAGCCGGGTCCATGTCGCCCACTTCTTTCTCGGTCAGGTCGGTGATGCGGGGCAGCAGTTTGATCAGGGTGTCCACGTTCATCTGCACGATGTCCATGGTGTTGAGGCCGCGCAGGTGGGCGGCCTTTTTCGGGCTGCGGACAATCAGGCTGCTGATGGTGGTTTCGCCACGCTGGATGGGGGTATCGAGGATGATTTCTTTCTGTTCCATGGTGTTTTTCCTGTTCGGTATGTCGTCACGGGCGGCAGTGCCGCCCGGTGGTGGTTGGGTGGGTTAGAGGCCGATGGCCTTGCGGTGTTCTTCCATCAGGTCTTCTCCGCCGACTTTCCAGATCATGTTGATGAGGTCGATCTCGACCAGTTCTTCACCGTCGACGGTCACCTTGTAGTAGGTGTTGGCCATGCTGACCTTTTGCTGGGTGTTGTCGCCGGTTTTGAGGGTGCCGCCATCCAGCTCTTTGATGCGGCCACGCTGGACGATTTCGACCGAAGAGACCTGGGCGGTGTCGTCGCGCTGGAAGGAACCCGCAAAGCGGAGCATGACGCCGTCAATCTTGGCCTGATGCTGCTTTTTGAACAGGGCTGCTTCGTAGCCGCCGAAGGTGAATTCGGTATCGAGGGCGCCATCATCGAGGCCCATGTTGATATGGGCCGCCCCCGGCATGCCGCCGCCGCGGTAGGCTTCGAGTTTCAGTGTCAGTTTGGCCGGGGTGTACTCTTCGCCGACGCCGATCCAGTTGTCGCCGTCGAGGAACATGTTGAGGTGCTTGAGTTTGCGAGGCAGTGCCATGGTTGATGCTCCTTATGCTGCGGCCACGCGGGCGGCGAAGTCGACCAGGTAGCGGTCGGTGATGCGCTGCTGGAACATGAGGTTTTCAAGCGGCGGCACGGGAGTGTAGTCGTAGTCGATGTAGAGCTTGCCCGCCTTAAGGGTGTCTTTGTCGTTGACCTCCTCGTTGTACCAGCAGTCGAACCCGATGAGGTAGCCGAGGCTGACCAGCTCGCGGCCCTTGGCCTTGATGCCTTCGATGATGTCTTTGACCAGGGTGGGGGTCATGGGCTTATCGACCGCCCACATGTGGGCTTCGGCGATGGTGTCGGCCAAGATCTGGGCGGTGCGGGTGTAGTTCTCGAACTGGAACAGAGGGTCGTCGGAACAGGTGCGGGAGCCCCAGAAGCGGAACCCATCAGCTTGGATCAGGCAGGTGATGTCGTCGGCGTTGAGCAGGCCCGCATCGGTGTCGGGGTCTTGCAGGCTCCAGAACACTTGTTTGGTCAGACCTTCTACGCCAGTGACGGCGACGTTGGAGAGGGTTTTATGCCAGCCGATTTCTTTGTCGATGAGTGCCCGCATGGCCATTGCTTTGGCGGTTGCCCAGATGGTGCCGCTGGCGTTGGTGGCGGTATCCCACTTGGTGAAGTCGCCGAAGATGGGCATGACTTCACGCTGGCCGAAGTTGGCGCGGTAGGCTTTGGCTTCGGTCGGGGTGTTGCAGCCGTGGGTTGATACGTAAGTGAAGGCGCGCAGCTTGACCGCCACGGCCGCCAGTTCAGTGGCGACCGGCAGGGTATCGAGCCCCGGCGCGCCGAGGATGCGCGGGGTCACGCCGGTGGCAGAGCTGGCCCGTTGCAGGGCTTTGAGGCCGGTGAAGCTACCATCCGGCAGCGCCTTGCCGATGACGTTGGAGGTGGTCTCTTCGTCGGTGGCGCCTTTGGCCACCCGCACCACGATGGTGATGGTGTTGACGGTGTCGGCGATGGCCTGCAGTGCTTTGGCCAGGGTGCCCTGGGTGCCGGCCTTGCCAACGGCTTTTTGTACGTCGGTGATGATGACCGGGGTGTTGAGCGGGAAGGTGGCCGCATCGGCATCGTCCGCATGGCCAAGCAGGCCGATCACGGCCGTGGCGATGGTACGAATGGTGCGAGTGCCTTCGTTGACTTCGACGACGCGCACGCCGTGATGATAACTGTCGAGTGCCATGGTGGCGGTTCTCCTGTGTCCGGACGGAGGTGATCAATATGAGCACGGTCAGGATGCAGGGGCTGCGCACGACGGGCGAGCTGGCGCCGTTGTAAATGGCCGCTTTACAACAGCGGCAGGGTGACGGCAGGCATAAAGAAAACACCCCGCACAGGGCGGGGTGGTGTAGTTACTTTTTCAGCTCTGCCAGCCAGTCAGGTTCTGGCGGCATGTCGATGTCAGGCCAGCCAGGCTGGGCTGGCCAGTCGCGCAATTGCTGTCGGTATGATTGCAGCTCGGTGTATTGCTCGGTAGATAGCGTCGTTTCAGTTAGATGTTCCAGCTCATCTCGGTGTCTGGCCACTATCCACTCCGTTTTACTTAACTCAATATCCCTGTTATCTCTATACCATGATTCTGAAATCTGTGGTTTTACCTTTACCACCTTGCCATCAATAACACGCAACTCCAATGATTCTGACGGAGCTTTAAGCAAATCGCTGTATTCATCATCAGTTAGTGCAACCGCAGAATCAGGGATGTCGTGAATATCACTACTCAAGAATGCACCATCAATATAATACTTTTTTGTCATGTTACACCCCGATAGCCATCCAATAAGCTGCTGATGCATCTTCCACATTAATATCTGTGCGCCATGTTCTTACTTGCATACTACTTAAAGTAACTGCTGCAATATTTGCACATGTTCTAAAGTCTTGATTTGCAGTCGCATACGCTGAAAAAACGTGTCTAGGGAAAGATATTGGGTAATTTACAGTCAAAACCCCGCTTTTAGGGGTGGCGAACCCCCCCCACTGAATAATAATGCCGCCCAACCACGACGGGAAAACAATATATCCATTAGCTGCAATTAACCAAGAAATACCTTTTCGCAGTTTTTTAGGCGTCACTGCAATATTGTCTGATTGCCCTGCATCAGTTTCATCCTGGGTGGCCAGCTTAACAAACCCCTTGGCTGATTCGCTGGCGTCCGGGTGATCTCGGCTTTCCTTATGCGCCTTCATTACGTCATCGACATATTTGCGGGTTGCCAGCACTACGGCTGGATCAATCTTGAGCTCGACTGAGTTGGTATCGCTGACGATCAGCACCATGCGGATGATTTGGGTTCGGCCTGCGCCGCTGGCAAGCAGTGGTTTGTAGGTGTCAGGCACATTGGCGACGGCTATCAGGGTGTTGCTGTCATCGTACAGGCCTACACAACGTATCCACCATCCTCCGACGTCTTCCGGGATGATCTGCTCGGCTACCAGTTGTGATGCGGATAGCGGGTCTGGGAACAGGGTGTTGATGGCAGCGCGGCGTTTTTCGCCCGGGATGGCGGTCATTGCCGGATCGGGTGTTACTGGTTGGCCATTGCCATCGCCCACCGCCATCTGGGTGAGCTTGAGCGGAACCCCCAGCGCGATGGCGTTGGCGAGTTTGGCCGCTCCGGCATTGGTCAGGATGGCTCCAAAGTTGCTCATGCTGTCCTCGTGTTGTTGGTAAGTGGGTTGATGGTGATGGTGTCGATGGTGTGGGTGATACCGCCGTGCCAGCTATGACCAGAGACAACGATGGGCCCCGGCTGGTATGGGTAAACTGTCAGTTCTTCCCCCAGATAGCAGGCGGCGCCCAGATAGGCTTTGCCTCTGGTTTCCAGACTGATGGCGAGCCCCTTCATGTGGCGGGTTAGTCCCTTGGCGTCGTCAATGAGCCGTTCCAGTTCGGCGTACATTTCGGCGGTGATGCCGGTGTCGAGCACGCCGACATCGAGCTTGAAGGTGCCCGGCTCTGCGTTCGGATTTTCTTGGTACCAGTGCAGCACCCTGATCAGGTAGCCGAGGGGTTCGACGGCGCGGCGGATGGCGCCGACGGTGCCCTTGTGGCGATGCACGAACGGTGCGTTGGCAATGACCTTGCGCTTGGTGGCTTCCGGCCAGTTCTCATCCCAGCGGTCGACCGACCGCTCGGCGGCCAGACTGGGCAGGCGCCAGGCTGGGCAGGTGTGCGGATCCCAGAGGGTGCGCAGTACCTCGACCGGCAGATCGCAGGCATTGGCCGCGACGGTGGCCAGCCTGCGTTCGGCAGGGGTGGCGTTGGGGGGCAGCAGGTCCATCACGCGGCCTCTACGGTGTAGCCGGTACAGTAGGCGGCCTGGGTGTCGGTGGGGACGATGTCGGCCCAGCCGACCAGCTCGACCCAGGACACGCCAGGCACATGCAGCACGGCGTCGATGCCTGAGCGGGCGATGCGCACGCCGATGCGCTTGCGCGGGTTGACCCAGGTGGCCAAGGCGGTGCGGGCGGCGGCCAGGGCCAGTTCTGCCTCGGCACCGGTAAGGTCCATGTGCAGTTTGGCGGTGATGGTGTAGGGCAAGATCGTGGCGGTTTGGACGGTGAGCCGGTCGGCGACCGGCAGTCGGTCTTCATCGCTGCAGGCGGTGGTGGCGCTGGCGATCAGTTCTGCGCTGGCAGTGCCATCGCCCTCGCTGCTCACGATGGTGACCACGGCAACGGCCGGGCTGGGGCTGATGGCCTTGGCGTCGATGATGCGACCATCGGCCGAGCGGGCCCAGAATTCGTAAGCGCCGCGCGGGCCGGCGGTGCTCATGGCATCCCACGCCATCAGGGCGCGTTCGCGCAGGGCGTCGTCGCTTTCCATGATGGTGGGGATCGGCGGGGTGGCGGTGTCGTCGCCCTGCTGGACGGTCAATCGTTCGACATCCCAGTTTGCCACCAGATTATCGAGGTCGGCCTCTTCTGCCCATGCCAGCATGTTGGCCACGGCGGCGCTGTTGATGCGGGCGCGCAGGATCAGCTCGCGATAGGCGTTTTCTTGCAGGTGGCGGGTCATCGGCTCTGACTCGAGGGCCAGGGTGGCGGTGACGGCGGCCTGTTGGTCTGCCGGATAGAGGGCGATCAGGGCGGCCTTGCGCTCGGCAAAGAGCGTTTCGAAGTCGAGCGGTTCGACGGCGTCCGGGGCAGCCAGTGCTGAGAGGTCGATGATGTTCATGGGGTTGCTCCGGTCGGTAGCTGGACGGTGCTGGATTCGAGCAGGCCGTTGTCGGCGCGGCGCCAGGTGAGGGTGATCGCACAGCCGCCGCCCAGTTCAGGGGCGCCGATCTCGACCTTGGTGATGCGAATGCGTGGCTCCCAGAGGGTGAGGGCGTGCACGGTGGCGGCCATCAGACGCAGGCGGGTGGCGCCGTGCTGGGGCTGATCGATGAGGCTGAATATCTCGCTGCCGTAGTCGCGGCGCATCACGCGGGTACCGATCGGGGTGGTGAGGATGTTGCGCACCGATTGCAGGATGTGCGCGGTCTCGCTGAGGGTGCGACCGGTGTCGGCATTCATGCCCTGCCAGTTCATTGCGGGCCCCCTGTCTGGCCGCCGCCGGTACTGACGCCACCGTGTTTGTGGGTGGTGACTTCAATGCCGCCGATGTTGGCGGTGGGGGCGGTGATCTTGCCGCCGGCGGTGATGGTGCTCCCGACCTTGAGCGCCTGGGTGCATTCCACCAGGGGGGTGATCAGCTTGACGGTGACGGAGGCCGAGAGCGTGGCGCTCTTGATGCCGCTGGCATTGAGCGCCCCGGTGGCAGGGTTGTACTCGATGACTGCGCCATCCGGGTATTCGATGCGGTCGAGGTCGCCGTTGTCGTCGTCGGCCAGTGGCTCGGGGTGCGCGTCCTGGTAGATGCCTGCCAACACAAAGGCGTTGCGCAGGTCACCGCTCAGGCTAAGCAGGATCACCTGTTCGCCGACGCTCGGGCGCATGCGGCGGCGGGTGCGACCGGCGCGCAGCACCAGATAGGGGCGCCAGTTGGTGTGGTTGCCCTTGGTGTCGACGCGGCATTCACCGGATCGCACCTCGGTCACGGTGCCGATGCGGATCAGGTCGTCGATTTTGCGGAGTAGGTCGATCAGGTTTGCGCTCATGTGGGGGAGTGTGTTTTGTCACAGCCCCCCTTTGCTATCGGCTGGCGTTGTAAACGGTGGTTTTACAACGAGGCGGTGAGGTGTTTGAACAGGGCGTCTTCAATGCGGTCGATGTCGGCGTCGGTGATGCCGATCAGCTGGCGTTCCGGGTATTGCACGGTTTTGCCCCTGATTTTGTCGCGCAGGCCGAAGTGGTGAACCGTGGCGAGCCGGTTGGCGCTGCCGGTGAATGCCACGGTGGCCTCGCTGGCGGTGGCGGTGGCCTTGAGCCATGCCGGCTTGACCAGCTTGGTGAACATCCTGCGGCGGGTGGCGCCTTTGCGGCCGCGCAGCTTGGGCTGTGGCTTGCGCGGGGTCATGGCGGAGCCATCCGGCTGTTTGTTGGCGCGGATCCGTTCTGATTGGGTGGCCCGCATGGTGCGGGCAAGGTCGGCGGCCAGCTTGCGCCGTTCGCTGGCGGAGAGCTGGCCCAGCAGGGCGGCTGCTTGCTGGCCTAGTTGCTGGAGGGCGTCTGCGGCCATGGCTGATGCTCCCCGTTGATAAAGAGTTCCCAGGTGATGCCGTCGTAGGGGTCTTCTGGCGGCTCCGGTACGTGCTCCCAGCCGATCCCCTCTTCCGTTTTGGTGACGATAACCCGTTCGGTGAGCTGGACGGTGATCAGCAGGTCGTAGAGATCCCCGGCCAGCAGCTCCGACTCGACCTTGATGGCATCCTCACGCTTCTCCGCGTTGGTGAACAGCTCTGGCTGGTGTTGGCGCAGCCAGGCCAGCAGCGGCACGACCAGCTGATCCGGGTGGCCGGCAAAGTCGATGACGCCGATGGAAAGCGGGTATTGCCACTCGAACGAGAGGGAACGGGCGCCGGTGGCGACGATGCGGCCATCGCCCACGGTGAGGATCAGCCCTTCGGGATTCTGCGCCAGTTGCGGTACGCAGCGGGCAATCACGTCACGGATGGCGGCTGGTTTGAGCATGGTTCCTCCGGTGGCACTGGATCACGGCATCGACCCGGGCGGCGCAGGTGGCCCAGGCGGATTCGGTGGCGGTCAGCATGTCGAGCAGGTCGCCGTTATTGACCGGGCCCGCCAGCGGTAGCTGGCAGGGTGCCGGGGCGGGACAGGTGAGCCTGATAATCTGCGGCGCCGGTGAGGGCGGGGCGCTGGAGCAGCCCGACAACAGCAGCAGGCAGAGGGCGAGCTGCCCAGTCCTTGAGTTCTGCATTTTCACGTTTGAGCCTCTTGATGGTATCGGCGCGGGTGGCGGCGGTCAGGGCCAGCTGGTCGAGCTGGCCCTGCAGCTGCTGGGTGGCCTCGTCACGGGCCGTCAGTTCGGTGGTGAGGGTGGTGATGGCGGTATCTTTGAGCTGTTCCCGCCGCTCTGCTTCTTTGGCCCTGTCGCTGGCGGCCTTGAGGTCGCTTTGCAGGGTGGTGACCTGGCCTTTGGCCGTGGCGGCTGAGGTGGCAGACCAGCCCCAACCGCCCAGGGCGACGGTCAGGGCCAGCAGCAACCAGGTGAGGGGGGAGCGTAGTAATGCCATTACGGTTTCCTCGGTTGTGGGGTGGGCTGTGGCTTATTCTGGTTACATCCTCTGAACGGGCAGACCATGCAGCCACCAAGCCAGCGCAATTCCAGACACTTCGCATCCAGCTTGGTGCAGGTTTTCCCTACCAAGTGACCGCACTTAGGCCGAGGCATCTGCCACCTCCTTCACCGGATAGACCTTGGTAAAGTGGTCGTATGCCTCTGCCAGCTTGGTGTCGTAGCGGTTTTCTTTGTAGGCGGGGCCGTTGTAGCGGCGGGCCACGTCGGCCCACTTGCCCGCCTTGAGCGCCTTGTGCAGCACCGGGTCCTGCTCGATAAAGCCGACCACGGCGCGTAGGTGTTCCGTTTCACTGCGCTGCATGGCGGCCAGCCAGTCGTCTGCCGAGGCGTAGCCCAGCGCGGGCCAATGGAAGCCCATCACCTGGAACACCCCCCAACTGGCCGACTCGATGGCGGCGGCGCGGTGCAAGGTCATGGCGGTTTGCAGGCGGGCCCATTCGGCCGGGCCGCCCTGGTAGCCGCCGCGCTTGGTGTTGCACAGGGCCGGATACAGGCCAGCCATGCGGTTGGCTTCGGCTTCCCCCTGGTGTTTGACCAGTTGCTTGAAGAACACATGGCGCTCGAACAGCAGGCGCGGGCGCTGGCAGTCGTCGAACCCTTCGCCGGCGGCCTCGACCTGGGCGAAGGCGGCGAGTTTGGCTAGCTCGACGCCGAGCCGTTCAGCGGCGTGCTGCAGATCGGTGAGGGTGAGCTGATTGCCGATGGCGGCCCCGCGCAGGGCGGCCAGGGTGCGGGGCCCTGCCTGCCCGATGGCGGCAATCAGGTGGTCGCGTTGGAAGGCGAGCACGGCCTGCTCGGTGGCACCGCCAAACCAGCCATCCGGCTCGACCGGGTAGCCGGCGCGCGCCAACAGTTGCTGCAGTTCGGTCACCGGTGCGCCGATGGCGCCTTTTCTGAGGGTCATGGTTGAAACCTCCCGTTCAGGTGGCTGGCTGTGGTGGGGTGTTGACGGCGCCTTGGCAGCAGGCGCATGACGGACCCGCGGGAACCGATCAGGGTGGTGAGCACCATGGCTGCCAACAACACGGCTGCGGGGTCAGGTACAGGCAGCACGCCGAGCAGGGCGCGCAGCGGCACGGACCCGGCGGCGACGGTGAGCAGCCACGCCAACAGTGCTGGAATGGGGCGATAGTCGCCCCCGTTACGGTTGAAGGTGGCCAGTCGGATGGCGATGGCGGCGCAGATCATGGCGTAGAGGATGGTCAGCATGTCAGCCCCCTTTGCGGAGTTTGAGCAGGTCTTCCGGCGCTTTGCGCAAGGCCCACTGCAGCAGGTGGACGGCCAACGCCGAGGCGAGCAGGGCGCCTACTGCTTTGGGCACTTCGACGCTTTGCGGCAGGACGCTGGCCAGCATGGCGGCAACCAGCGGGGCAGCCAGTGCACCGGCGACAAAGGCGGCGATGAACAGTCCCGCCTTGCGCAGGTTGCCGAGTTCGGCGGTGGTGGCAATAAAGACCAGCGCCCCGGCAAATGCGCCAAGGAGCACGCCGGGATCTACGCCGGGGAAGAGTGACAGCAGAGCCAGCCCGGTGAGGGTGCTGGTTGCTGCACTGGATGAGATGGGTTCGGGCATCGTGCTCTCCTGTTGTTATCGCTGGCCGCCGTAGTGGCGGGCGGCTTGAAACTCATGGATGGTTTGGCAGTCGGTGCAGCGTTCGCAGCCCCGGATCGCTTCTCTGCGCTCCTGCGGGATCGGGTCGTCGCAGTCGATGCAGTCGTGGGGGCCGGTGCCCGCAATGCTGGCGGCATGGATGCGGGCTGCGAGTTGCAGCTCGCTGATCTCGGCCTGTCGTTCAAGTTCGTCGTCGAGGCGGCTCATGTCAGTGCTCTCATGGGTCAGTCCCATAGCTGGATCAGGGGCGCTTCGGCCTGGGTGGGGGCATCTGGCAGGGTGATGAGGGTACCCATCGGCAGGATGGGCCCCAGTTCTGCCAGCCGAGGGTTGAGCGTCAGCACCTGTTCGGTGATGCCCGCGGTGTAGCCGTAGTGCCGGTTGATGATGAGGTCGAGGGTTTCCCCCTGTTGGGCGCGCAACTGCATCAGATGAGCTCGACCGTGGTGTGGGTAGTGCCGAGGATGTCGCGAATGGCAAAGCGGGCGTCGCGATAGAGGTCGTCGGCGGTGAGGTTGCGCGGCTCGGCGTCTTTGACCGCGTCAGCAGTGGCTGTGCTGTCGAGGTAGCGCTCGTATAGGTTGGCGCGGGCCATGCTGTAGACGGCGCGGCGATACCAGTGCACCAGCACGGATTCGGTGGCGATGCTCTCTGATGGCACGTCGGCCAGTGCGGTGTAACCGTCGCCCTGACGGTTGATGGCCCAGCCGCTCAGGTCGCTGTTGACGGCGGCGATGGCGTCGATCACGGCATGGCGCAGCCGCTCGGTGGTGATGGTGCCATCGGTACGCATGATAGCGCGCAGGTCGGCCAGTTTGATGACCGGCCAGAACGGGGCGCTGCTGATCTCGCCTTCGTCTTTGCTGGCCGGATTGGTGGGGATGAATCCTGAGGTCATGGCTGCTCCTTCCCCCGGTGGTTGGGCGGTGGTCGGGCCGTCTGGTATGCGAAACGCATTCGTCAGGCCCGAGCCGCCCAGGGTGCGGGGTTCGCTCGGTTAGCTGCCGCCGCCGGTGGCGTCGGGCTGCTGTTCTTTTTTCAGTTCACGCTCGAGCACTTCGAGCTCTTTCTTGATGCCGACCTTGTCATGCAGCTCGATGGCGCGCCGGTAGTGCTCGGCTGCCTGCTGTTTGAGTCCATCGGCGAGGCAGGCACGGCCCACCGCCTTGTGCAGCTTGGCGCGCACCTGGTCGAAGATGTCGCAGTCGGTCAGCAGCTCGAGGTAAGCGCACAGCAGGCCATAACTGGGGCCCGCGCCTGCTTCTTGCAGCTTGATGGCGGTGTCGGCCACTTCTTCGGCGATCAGGGTGGCGGCGGTACGGTCGTATTGATCCGGGGTGCTCAGGCTGTGGCGGATCACGTAGTCGGCCATGTTGAAGGCCCCTTCCAGATCGCCGGTGTCGAGGGTCCAGAGCATGACGGTGACCAGGACGTCATCTTGTCCGCCCCGGTCGGCGGCCAGCAGGCCATCAATCCACGGCTTGTAGACAGGCAGCATGGTGCGCTTGACGTCGATCTTGCGCTCGATGCTCTGGATGCCCTTGAGGGTGCGGCGGTGTTCGGCCAACTGCATAAGCTGGAGTTCGTAGGCGTTGGCGCGGACCTGGTCGAACTGGGGATTGGCCGCCCCTTGCAGGGCGGCCAGTACTCTTTCGCGGTGGCGACGGGCGGGTGTCATGCTATCCCCTTACGGCCGAGGCCCGATGACGATGTTTTCGACCAGGACGGCGCAGTCGTAGTCTTCCACGACGTAGGCATCGTTGGAGCTTTCGTAGTTGACGATGCGGTTGCGCTTGGGCTCTTCCTCGATATAGCGGCGGCGGGCGCCGTCTTGCCAATAGATGGAGAGGTTGCTGAGTTTGGTGATCAGCAGGGCGTCTTCCGGGAAGAAGGGGACACGCACGGCCTTGAGGCCGCCGATCTGCTTCTGGCTGACCAGCACTTGGGCGGCCAGTTTGTTCTGGTTGTCACCCGCATCGTTGATGATGGGGAAGTATTTGTCGGAGAGCATTTTGCGGCCGCAGATGACCACCAGTTTGGTGTCGTCCTGATGCCACGGCTGGATCAGCTCGCTCACGGCGTCGAACACCAGTGCGTCGAGATCCTTATAGTCGCCGGCGGCGGGGTCGATGTAGATCTTGCCGCTGCCCTGCACGCCCTCTTGCATGACCTGCGCCGGTGCATCCTGGCGGATGTGCTCCAGCCAGCCGACGTTCACATCTTGCAACAGCGGATTGGCGTTGCGGTCTGTGTCTTTGGCGGCGCTGGTACCGTTCCAGCCGATCATGATGCGATCCAGCCCCTGGCGAGTGATGATGGCGTCACGGACACGGGTCTGGAAATCGGGGAACTTGGCCCAGGCGTCGAGCTGGGCATACCCGATCAGGGTGTCGTAGTTGGTCTGGGCGCACTCGTAGTCGTGGGCGTACAACGAGGTCGGATCGTTGGGCTGGCGGTCTTTGGTGGCGGTGTCGGTGCGGCCGGCGATGGTGCTGCTGATACCGATGCCGACCTTCTGCCCTTTGAGTTCATCCACCGGCACCATGTTGATCATGGAGAGGAAGGCGACGGACTCCTGCATCTTGGTTTCCAGGGTCTGCTGGACGCTGGGCTGCACGTTGAACTGCTCCATGGCGCTGGTGATGGCGTTGAGTTTGGCCACCTGGCCGGTGAACTCGTTGAACTTCTGGCGGGTTTCTTTACGCATTGGGCATGTTCCTTAACAGTCGGTTTGAATGGTGGCGCCATCGCTACCGGTGGCTGGCTGGCGCTTGTGGCTGAGCTCTTCCTGGCCTTCCAGCTTGGTGGTGAGGTCTGCCAGTGCCTTGGCGGTGTCTTCCAGCTTGCTGGTCAGCTCGGTGATGGTCTGGGCCTGTTCGGCAAATTGCTTCTGCATACCGGCATCGAGGCTGGTGACCTCTTTTGCCACCGTTTCGACGGCTTGGTGCACGTCGCTGAAATCGGCGGTGGATTGCTTCTTGTGGGTGGAGAACAGCGCGGTAACCCGCTCCAGCAGGCCGGGGCCTTTGTCGCTTTCGTCTTCGAATTCGATGACGGTTTCCAGCGCTTCGGTGAACAGGCAGTCATGGTGATACTTGCGCTCGGCCAGCGGGTTGACCTTCGCTTTGCTGCAGAACTCCAGCATTTCAGTGCCAAGGCTGGCCGGGCTGTCGGTGACGGCCAGCCCCATCAGGTAGGCGCCCTTTTCGTTCAGGTTGGGGTGGATTTCGACGGAGGTGTAAACCTTCTGGCGCTTTTTGTTCAGTTCGACCAGCTCGGGGGTGGGGTCGATCTGCACGTACAGGGCCAAGCGCTTTTCACCTTCCATGTCGACCTCTTCGGTCTTGGCTGCGGTGATGTCGCCGTACATCTTGAACTGACCGTTCGGGTCATAGCCCCGGATGTGTTCCATATTGACCCGCGCGCCGTAGGTGGACTGGTTGTAGCGCTTGGCCATCTGTTCAATCCACTCGCGGGTGATGGTGCGCCCGTCGGTCGTGCCCCCCTCGACGGCGACGCGGAAAAATTTTGACTTAGGCATGAGCTGGGATCCCTTTGGTGATTGGGTTTCTGGTCGGGCTCATGGTCTGGTTTGTGCGCCAGATCCTTCAATCTGTGGCTGTTGTAAAACCGCTGTATACAACGGGGGCGCGCGCTTTGTGTTTGGCGGGCTGGGTAGACTGGCGCCATGACAGCACCCTTACTTTTCCCCCATATCGAACCCAGACGGCAGGCCATGCACCTGTTCTTCCAGGGCTATCCGCTCCGCGCCATTGCTGAATTGCTGCAGACGCCGGAGGGGACAGTCTCGACATGGAAGAAGCGCGACGGCTGGGATGACATCAAACCCATTGACCGGGTCGATTTCGCGCTGGAAGCGCGGATGTGCCAGCTGATCGCCAAGGAGGTGAAAACCGGCGTCGACTTCAAGGAGATTGACCTGCTGGGCCGGCAGTTGGAGCGGGTCGCCCGGGTCAACCGGTATAGCAACGGCGGCAACGAGGTCGACCTCAACCCGAAGGTGGCGAACCGCAACAGGGGGCCGAAGAAGGCCCCCGAGCGCAATGTGGTGGAGCCCGAGCAGCAGGCGCGGCTGATCGAGCGCTTCGAGTCGACCATGTTTGGTTACCAGCGCACCTGGTACGAGGCCGGCAATCAGTACCGGATCCGCAACTTGCTCAAGTCGCGCCAGATTGGGGCGACCTACTTCTTTGCCTTCGAGGCGTTCATCGACGCCCTGGTCACCGGGCGCAACCAGATTTTCCTGTCGGCCAGCAAGGCGCAGGCCCATGTGTTCAAGCAGTACATCATCCAGTTTGCCAAGGATGAAGGGGTCGAGCTCAAGGGCGACCCCATGGTGCTGCCGAACGGGGCGCACCTCTACTTCCTCGGTACCAACGCCCGCACAGCCCAGAGCTACCATGGCAATATCTACATGGATGAGTACTTCTGGATCCATGGCTTCCTGGAGTTCCGCAAGGTGGCCTCCGGCATGGCGATGCACAAGAAGTGGCGCCAGACCTACATTTCCACCCCCTCCAGCCTCTCCCATCCTGCTTATGCGTTCTGGTCCGGCGCCAACTTCAACCGGGGCAAGCCCAAGGCCGACCGGGTCGAGATTGACCTGAGCCACGCCAACCTAGCCGACGGCAAGCTGTGCGCCGATGGCCAGTGGCGGCAGATCGTCACGGTTGAGGATGCGGTGCGCGGCGGCTGCGACCTGTTCGACCTGGCACAACTGCGCAGCGAATACTCCGAGGAGGAATACCTCAACCTGCTGATGTGCATCTTCATGGATGACACCTCGAGCGTCTTCCCGCTCGCCACCCTGCAGCGCTGCATGGTCGACAGTTGGGAGCTGTGGGACGACTACAAGCCCTTTGCCCTGCGCCCGCTTGGCAGCCGACCAGTGTGGATCGGTTATGACCCGGCCAAGGGCGGGCAGGGGGATAGCGCGGGCTGCGCAGTGCTGGCCCCGCCGGCGGTACCGGGCGGCAAGTTCCGGGTGCTGGAGCGTCACCGCTGGAGCGGGATGGACTTCGACGCCCAGGCGCGGGCCATCAAAGCCATGTGCGAGCGCTACAACGTGGGCTACATCGGCATCGACACGACCGGGATCGGGGAGGGGGTTTACCAGCTGGTGAAGCAGTTCTACCCGGCGGCGACCCCCATCCAGTACAACCCGAGCGTGAAAATCCAGATGGTGATGAAGGCCCAGGACGTGATGAACAAGGGGCGCTTGGAATTCGACAGTGGTTGGACTGACCTGGCCCAGGCGTTTATGAGCATCCGCCGCGCCGTGACCGCGGGCGGCAAGCTGCCGACCTTCGAGGCCAGCCGCTCTGATGAGACCAGCCACGCCGACATTGCCTGGGCCACGATGCAGGCCCTGTTACACGAACCGCTGGCAGGTGCCACCGGTACCAATACCAGCATGATGGAGATTTTCGCATGAGAAAGCGCCGCCAGCCGCGCCATACCTCGCCGGTGACGGCGACCCAGCAACCCGACCCGGCCATCGAGGCGTTCAGCTTTGGGGAGCCGGTGCCAGTGCTCAGTCAGCGGGAGGTGTTCGATTACCTGGAGGCCATGCACAATGGCCGCTGGTACGAGCCGCCCCTTTCCCTCAATGGCTTGTCGCGGGTCTATCGGGCCGGGGTGCATCACGCCTCGGCCATCCAGGTGAAGCGCAACATCCTGCGCTCCTGCTTCATCCCGCACTCGAAACTGAGCCTGGCCGCCTTCACTGGGCTGGCGCTGGACTATCTCATCTTCGGTAACGGCTACCTGCAGGCGGTGCAGAACCGGATCGGCGGGGTGCTGCGCTATGACCACCTGCGGGCCAAATACTCCCGGCGCGGGCTGGATCTGAACCAGTATTGGTGGATTGCCCAGCCCGGGCAGGAGCAGGCGCTGCCCGCAGGCCGGGTGGGCCATGTGATGGAGGCTGACATCAATCAGGAGATCTACGGCATCCCCGACTACGTGGGCGGGCTCAACTCGACCCTGCTTAACGAGTCGGCCACCCTGTTCCGCCGCCGCTACTACGAGAACGGCAGCCATGCGGGCTTTATCATGCACATCACCGACGCGGTGCAGAATGAGGGTGACATCGCCAAGCTCAAAGAGGCCCTGCGCCAGAGCAAGGGTCCCGGCAACTTCCGCAACCTGTTGCTTTATACCCCGAACGGCAGCAAGGACGGGGTCAAGCTGATCCCGGTGGCCGAGGTGGCCGCCAAGGACGACTTCCTCAGCATCAAGAACGTGAGCCGTGATGACCAGTTGGCCAGCCACCGGGTGCCGCCCCAGCTGATGGGGGTCATGCCCAACAGCACCGGCGGCTTTGGCGATGTGACCAAGGCCGCCCAGGTGTTTGATATCAACGAGATCGACAGCATCAAGGCCAGCCTGCTGGCGCTCAATGACTGGGCGGGGGAGGAAATAATCCGGTTCAATCCCTATCGACTGTCAGATCTGACAGGTCAGGCCTAATCGGCGAGGCTATACTGACAAGGCGTTCTCTGTGATGCCGAGTAGGCGTAAGAAAGGCCCCCTCACCGAGGGGGCTTTGTTTTGCCTCTCATCTGGCGGCCTGAGCGCTCCGCCACGGCATCGACCCGCTCACCGCTCCCGACACACTCCTTGATCCTCAAGCATCGCCCCAGAGCGGCAGGCGCAGCCTGCCGACCCCTGCCAGCACCCAGCGCGCGCAATCGTTACCCCGCCACGCCTGCCCGCTTTATGTGTTGAAAATCATGCAGGTGAACGACGGGGGAAGGGGAACGGCTCCCCGCGCCAGCACTGGCCGCGCGCGGCTTTTCGGATCCTTTTTGCGATCCCTCACTTTCTGTCAGATCCTTTCAATCTTGTGCCCGCCAGCATTGCTTGACCCTCTCTGTCACAATATTGCACCCGACATAAATGTGTCCGGTCACGATTCTGGCGTGACCGGACACAATTTCTTATCTCTGACATTACAAGGCTATCGTCTTGTCGCCTTGGGTGAGCCAGCACTCTGCCTCTCCCTTGAATGTTCCGCCGCACCCTTCTGGCAATGCGCAGTCGCAGTTCGGGCAGATCTGCTTTTTCAGCTCGGCTTCCTGTTCCAGCCAGCGTTCCCAGTCCCGCCGGATCAGGGTGCTGATGTACTCGTCGGCGCTGTAGGGTTCACCGGATCCGGCTCTGGCCCGGCGCAGGGTTTCCAGCTGCTCGCGCTCTCGGGTAGAGAGCGCCACCTCCACCCGCTTGATGCCAAGCGCGGCCTGGCGCTTTCTCTGTGCCTCCTTTCTGGCCTTCGCATCTTTCGGCTTTTTCATCGGCATCCCCCTTTGGCATATGCACCCTGTCTCGCCCTGGTGTCCTTCCAGACCTGCTTTGCCTTCTGGCCAGCAGGTATCACCCGCTTTGCCTTCTTCGGTGGGGTGATGGTGTCCAGCTCGCCCTGGTAGAAGGGGAACCAGGTATCCTCGAATTGGATGACCCGCTCCATACGGTCGAGCAGCAGATCGCAGATATGACGGTCAGCGGCTGGCATGTTGTCGAGCGTGCTGGTGATGGCGGCACGACCCGCCGATCCCGGCGGGTGCTGCTTGATGGTTGGCCAAAGCTGCTGGCAGAGCGGCAGCAAGCGTTCTACGTCGCCGCGGTTGATGATGTCAGTCATGAGCTTGGCCCCTCGTACTTGTTCCGCATCCGGTTGGCTATCTGCCCCAGGTCTTCGGCGATGTACCACATGCTGTTGTTGTCCTTACGAGATACGACCTTGCAGCGATGAACGTTCCTACCGATCAGGATTTTGGCGGCCAGCAGTACCAGCCATGCCTCGAAATGGCGTCGAATCCAGTCTTTCAGTTCGTGGAGCATGCAGCCTCCATCTCAAGTAAGTGCATGGCCTCGGCCCAGCCGCCCGGGATCCCGTTGCTGATGGCTACTACGTCCATAGCTCTGGATAGCTTCAATTCCTTACCTTTCGCCTTCTCTTCCTTCACCAGCCTTTTGGCTTTTTTTCTGCAAAATTCAACCGTATTGCCCGACGGGAATTTCAGATGGTCGTTGTCGTGCTTCATGCCCCACCCCCAACCATGCCGCAGCCGTTGATCGCTGCCTGCAACCGCTGATAGATAGCGCTGACATAGCGGGCCTGATGCTTGGCATCATCCAGCGCTCGATGGGCCACGCCCTCGAATGGCATATCTTTTTTCGGGTCAAAGCCCAGCAGGTCACGCCCCATATCAACAACGGTGCGCACGTCCCGATCCTTAAATCCGTTCCAGTAGCCAACAAAGTGCCTTTTGTTCACGGCTGTATAGGCGTTGGCCATGATGGTGCAGTCAAATCCCGCGCCATTACCCCACACATAAGGGCGCATGTCCCCTTGCCCGTTGGCCAGCAGCCATGCCTGAAACTTTTGCAGCGCCTGAATCAGCGCCATCCGTTTTTCGCCGTCCACGTTATAGGCAATGGCCTTGCGTGCCTCATCACTCTGCCCCAACCACCACAGCACTGTGCCTGGGTCGATCTCCCCAAACTGGGCGCTGTCGCGCAGGTCGATATGCGCCTCAAACTCGGCGCCCAGTGCACCGGTCATCGGGTCAAAGAACACGGCCCCGATGGTGACGATGGCCGCGTGGGGGCCTTTGCCCATGGTTTCCAGATCCAGCATGACGTTATTCATGGTTACTCTCCTGTTTCGATTTGACGATGGTCAGCCACTACCTGGTGCAGGTTTGGCTGGTATGTTGGGTTGAGCTGTTCGGCGGCGCCCGGGTTGGCGCGGTCGATGGCGCTGCCCGGTGCGATAAAGAGGGTGCGGCCGGTGACGGCGCACCGGATGGTGCCGCTCTGGTCGATGGCCACGGGGGTGAGCCCGCCCACGATATGGCGGCGGCCAACAGATCGGCCATCAGCTGTCAGCACTGGCACTGTGGGGCGACTGGCCTTGGCCTGATAGGGATTCGGCACCTCGGTGGCGATGGCCGGCAGGGCCAGCTGCGCGGGGCGGGGATGGCGACGGCGCAAGATGGCGCACGCCACGGCCTGCTGTTTGCCCTGGAGCATCCCCACCCACTGGCTGATCTCGTTGGCTGGCCAGCGCTGCTGAAGAATGCAGGTCACCCGATTATCCAGGCGGCGGTACTCTTCGCGGCTGACGGTCTGATTGTTGTTCATGCCCATTCCTCGCTGTAGTCGTTCTGCTCCTGCATCCACTCCGGCGTATCCAGCCCTTCCAGCACGCGCCACATCTCTGACTGATAGGGCTGCGGCAGCATCTCTATCCAGCGGTGTGCCCCGGCGTGGCCCTGCGCCTGGTAGACCTTGCCGCACAGCTCAACCAGCATCGGCCAGTCCTGATCGCCTTCCGGTACCGCGAACTCATCCGGCTGGCCCTGTTCGGCTGGCACCTGGCCTTCTGGTTGCCAATCCGGCTCGCTTGGGATCGCCCGGCTCGACTGCACCTGGCCGTTCTCCAGCCAGAGGGTGAAGCCGTCCGAGCTGACGCTGGCGCCTGCCCGTAAACGCCCGATGGAGAAGGGAGATAAACCCCATTGCTCTGCCATCAACTGATCCGCGAACGCCTCAGGATCCGGCTGCGTACAGTTATTGTCAGAGCTCCAAGGTGCCGGGCTGTCGCCCGTCTTAACCCCAACACCCCCCACCGAAGCCCCGGCGGCCTTGGTGGCCTCAAAGGTGCCTGCTGGCACAACTTCCCACCCTTGCAGGCGGGTCTTGATACCCAGGCGAGCGGTGTGCAACCCCATCAGGCGCTTGATGTCTTCGCCGTAGCTGTTGGCCTGCTCTTCGATGAGGTGGGCCAGCTTGATGGGGTGCTCGGCACGGGTGGCCAGTGCGCCGCCCATGGCTTCGAGGTAGCAGCGAAAGATGGCGTTATCGGCGGCATAGCGGGCCGCCTCAAAGCGCGGGTCTTGCAGCACGGGCTTGGGTGGCCCCACCAGATCGCCGTTCTTCTTGGCGTTGCTGATGCGGCGCAGCTCGCGCCATACCCCGACAGGTGCGCCGCCAATCTGCTGGAAGGTGCGGATCCCCCACCAACTGGCCCATGCGCACGCATGCAGCGCGCCTTGGTCGGCTGGGGTGTTAGCCTCTTCGTCGTCACCGACATAGGCGCCATCGATGTTCTTGGCGATGTACTTGGCGAGATAGCCGGTTGCATCGCCCTTGGCTGGGTCGATCATCTTCCAGTCGAACCGGGGCGTGATATCGGTAAAGGTGGGGGCAGCCATGGGGACCCGCACCAGCTCGTCCTTGTCGTCTGTCAGCGCGTAGTGCTGCAGGGTGCTGATCACCGCATTGCGGTCTGACGGGCGCATAAATAGCAGCATGTGCCAGTGCGGGGTGCCGTCATGGTGAGGCTCGCATACCCGAAAGCCGTAGACAGGTAACTCATTGCGCTTGAGTGAGGCGCGGGTCAGGCTCCACAGCTTGGCCAGATAGGCGCAGGTGTCGCGCGGGGTGGCGCCCTGGTACTTGTCGTTTTCGATGGTCTTGCCGTTGCGGCCGGTCTTCCAGGTGTGAAAGCGGCTCGGCGCCGTCCAGGTGAAGAACACCCCCACATGGCCCTGTTGCTCGGCGTAGTCTTCAAACCCGCGCATGCGGGTCATCATCTCGTTGCGACGGTTGACCGGGTTGGAGATGCTGGCTTCCCAGCAGTCCTTCATCGAGACAACCAGGTCGTGCTGCTCGTTCATCACCTCCGACTCGGCCAGCCAGCGCATCATAGCCCGCTTGCGCTCGCGTACCACTTTCATGGTGGCGTTCGAGACGTAGGCAGAGACCCCCTTGCGCACCTTGCCCAGCAGGATGGCGATGTGCTCTTGCAGCCGATCCCAGCAGCGGTTGATGCGTTTCTCCCACCATTTGGCGGAGAGCAGGCGCACCATCACGCTCAGGATCCAGTTATCCCGCGCCTCTTTGGTTTTGAAGTCCGGCATCCTGCCGATGAACCCCCACTGGTCGGCAGGCTGCTTGATGGATTCCCATGTCTCCATCAGATCCAGTTCACCAGCGGCGGCGTTCTGCTCGATGTTCTTCCAGATAGCGGCCGTCTGGTTGGCGAACTGGTGGGCCACCCGCTTGCGCCCGTCGTCGTCGCGTAGCTGCTGGGCATCGACCGGCAGCGCCATCACCAGGGAGCGGACCCACTTCACCCGCTCCCGCAGCCAGATGTTTGCGCTACGGCAGTGGCGGGCGGTCCCATCTTTGCGGCGGCGCACGTACTGCTTGAACAGCACCTGGGTGAACTGCATTGAGAGGCCATCGAGCAGCTGCACCGCCCAGACCAGATCGGATTCACCAGGGGCACCGACAAAGTCGGCCTCCAGCTTGGTGCCTGGCATGGCATTGGCGAGGGCATCGATACGGGCCTTGAGGGTCTTCTTGGATAGCGGCAGCTGGTTGCGCTTTGGCGTCGGCAGACGGCTGATGGCAAAACCAAGATGGCCAGCCTCGGCGGCTGGCCCTGTGTTGTTCTGATGGTTCATTGGTGATGGGTACCCGACAGCTCTTTGATGTTGTTCCGGCAGGAGGCCAGCGTATGGCGGGCATGCCTCGCCATCTTTCTGGCGGCGACACACTGGCGCAGGGTCAGGGTGACCGTGCAGCGCGGGCGAGGGGAGAGCTGGCGCATCGCCAGCAGGTCGCGCTGGTAGCTGCGCAGGCGGGCCTCGTCGCCCATCATGGTGTCGAACCATCTATCCACACGGGTTTGCAGGTCGGTGATCAGGCGGTGGCTCATGCTGCCTCCTCTACAATCAGGTGGCTCAGACCATCCGGCAGGGCAACACGGTTCCCTCTGTCCCAGATAAACCAGCAGTATTCGCAGGAGTCGGAACCGCCGCCCACGAACCGGGGGCGTGGCACCAGGATCGGGGTCTTGTTCGGGAATCCGATTTCAGCCCAGAACGGCACCCGCCGCTTGCTGCCGAGGAAGTTCACCCGTTGCAGGTAGATGAGCGTCCCGTCCGGTGCGAGTTCGGACAGACTCTTTCTCATGAATTCCTCGGTGAGGGAAAACGGCGGGTTGGTGATGATGACGTCGAACTGGCTGCCAAAGTCCCAGTCCAGGTAGTCGCGGCCATGGCGGATCTCGGCCCACTCCTTCTGACCATCAGGCAGCGGGACGGCGTTATAGATGTTCCCCTCGGCGCGGCACGGTTCCATAAAGGTGTCGCCCTGGCGGAACTGAATGTGGCGCATCAGCGCGGCCACGGCGCTGGCGGGGGTCGGGTAGAGCTCGCGCTCGATGGTGTTGCCGGTCGTGCTGCTCATGCCTCATCCCCCATCACGGAGTCATCATCGAGCAGATCTGCAGGGCGGCTGGTCACGACCAGTTGCACCTGGATGTACTCGTCCCCGGAGTACAGCTCGCCCAGGGCGATGCGGTTTTCCTGCTCGCCAGTGGCCAGCAGCTCGGTCAGCAGCGGCAGCACAGCCCGCTCTGCCCGCTTGGCGATATGAATGGCGTCGATGCTCATGCTTGGGCCCTCCGGCTCATGGTGTGGAATAGCTGGTGCCAGCGCAGTTGCAGGCGGGCCTGCTCGCGCAGAGTGCGGCCCTCTGGGCCGCGTTTGGTGGTGTAGGTCGTCGCTCTGATGCGGTGCGGCAGATCGGCCACGTCGGCCAAGGCAGCCTGCCGGGTGATGGGCTGCAACAGCGTGTTCATGCCACCCCCTCGATGATGCGGATAGCGCCAGAGGTCAGGCGCTCCATGCGGGCGTAGCCGTTCCGGCCGCGCAGCCAGGTGGTACCGCAGTTGATGTAACCGCGGCGGACCAGATAGGCGGATGCCGCCTTGATAGTCGGTTCGGTGTGACGCGTGATAACGGCGGCCATGATCAGATCCCCCCACGGCGGTTGACGCATGACCAGACCGCACGCCAGGCCATGGCGGCTGGGCGTTCTACTGCATGGATCAGGTCTGGGCTGGCGCGGTAACGCTGACCACGGCAGGCCAGCTTGCGGTTTTGCAGGCGCAGGTTGCGCAATTGGTCACGAATGGCTAAAGTTGGCATGTCAATTCTCCTGGTTGACGATGGAAAGCCCGCTGGTGTTGTCGCACCGATAGCGGGTTTTTTATTGCCCGATGGCCCTGGGGCCTGACTGGCACATCTCACTGCCCGCCAGCACGGCGCGTTTCATGCGCAGCTTGGCGGCTCTCTCCCTCTTCTCTCGCTCGATATCCCCGATAGGCCTGGTCACTGGCGCCGGGTGCCACACCTGGGTGTCACAGCCGCCGCGAAACTCCCCCTGGTACTCCAGCGCGATCACCGCGAGCCGGATCGCTTCGCGCTGCGCGTGGGGCAGGGCGGACAAGGTGGCCGTCATCAGCTCGCCCCGTGGCTGGCGGGCGATGGCACAGATGGCCGCCTTCTTGGCCTGACTCAGGGCCAGCCAGTCGGTGTTCAAGCTGGAACCGGTCTTGCCGAACAACTCCCGCAGGATCTGGCAGCCGGCGGTGTTCATGGCCACTTGCTCATCGGGGGTCAGCCCCGCCAAATTGCGCTGTTCATGGTCGATGCGTTGCGTTTGCATGGGGTTCTCCTTGCGGTATGGGGCCTAGGCCCCTTCCTGTTCTGCAGCGGTTTCTGCGACCCCGGCCTGCTTGAGTGCCTCAATGGCGGGGAACGGGCGAGGGTGGGTTGGGATGGGCTGGGCGGTATGCACGACCGGCAGCACCACGGCGGGGTTTCTCAGTTCTGCCGGTTTCAGCTCTGCCACAATTTCGGCCAACACCTTGCAGCGGAAATTGCACTCAACATTGGAGCATCGCTGATATGACTCGAAAGACAGCAGGCTCATTGGGCGAGTCGTGCGGCTGGTCATACGGCTTTTGCAGTGGGGGCAACGTAATCTCATGGTCTGGTCTCCTAGGCGCCGATGGCGGCGCGGGCCATATCCGCAGCGCATGCCAAGCTGGGGATGGCGTGAAATCTGTCTTCGACCTCGGTGGCCAGCAGCACAAGGTGCTCGATGCCTGCCCACAAGCCGCCGACGACGGTGTTTCGGTGTGACTTGGTGACGCGGTCACCGGCGAGGATGGTGGTGGCCTGGGCGGTGACGCCCAGGATCTGGGCGCCCGCGTTGAGCGCCTGTTGGGCGCGGGCTTCTGGCGCAACCGGGGCCGCCTCCGGCAGACGAACGGCGGTCAGGCCGCAGTCAAACAGCAGGCCATCAAACAGGGTGTCGTCCCCGGTCGCCTGGCAGAGGCCGATAAGATCGAGGGCGGAAAGCTTGTGCTTCTCGCTGGCGGGGTTGAACTTGTTGTGCAGCGTCCCTTTTGGCAGGCCAAACTCGCGCTCCAGCTCGCTGAGGTTGTGCGCCTGCTTGAAGACATCGCAGGCCGCCGAAAAGTGGTTGTGTGAAAAGCGGGACTGGTTTGACACTCTGATTCCCCTCCAAAGGTCGCTATGGTTAGCTGGCGAGTGTGAACAGGGACGACGAGTGTCCCGCCATCTGCTTGGCGATAAACACATGCACCTTGACCATCACCAGCTCATTGGCGCGCGTTTTTTCCATGACATCGAGCCGGCCGGTTTTGACCCAGTGGCGGGCGGTATCGACAGACACACCGACCCACTCGGCAAACTTGGCGATGGGCATCAGCGGCGGGAGGTCTGCCGAGATCACCAGGTTGATCGCGCTGACGGCGGGGGCCTGGGTCGCTCTGGCCGCGGGATTGATATGACGAGGTGGCATGGTGGTTACGCCTTCCCTGGTTGTGCGTTGGCGGGGTCATCATTGGCGGCGTCCGTCGCCCGCTGGACGCTGGGGATCGCCTCCAGCGGGGTGCCCGGCGCGACGCGCTGATAGGGGCGCTGCTGGCCAGCGGCGGGAGCGGGGTCGGCTTTCAGCGCGCCGCCAGTCAACACCTCGATCTGGTAGGCGCGGCCCTGGGGGATGGTGTCGCCCCATTGGGAAACTGCCGCCTCTGAAATGTTCAGCTTCCGCGCCAGCTCAGCCGCTGAGCCGAAGTAGTTAATGACATCTGCTTTTTTCACACTCACCCACCCAAACCTTAAGTTTTGATATGGGCAATCCTAACTTAGCGTTCAGCCATAAACAAGCTTAAGTTTTGAGTTATTTAACCTTAAGGTTTTCTTTTGAAAGTTAAGCTAGGTTAATGCACATATCAGATCGAATACTCAGCAGAAGAACTGCTCTCGGCCTTTCCAAAACCGCACTAGCCAAGGCGATTGGCATAAGCGGAGTTTCGGTAGGGAAATGGGAGTCAGGCTTGAACCAGCCAAAAGGCCGCTACCTCAACGATTTAGCGGCCGCGCTTGGCGTGTCTGTCGATTGGCTGCTGACGGGGAAAGAAGAAGGCAGCATGGGCGTCTCTGAGCCCCCGTTCCCGGGTTACCGCAACGTCGAACCCGCCGAGATCCCACAAGGCACGCGGGTCCCCATTCTCAGTTATGTGCAGGCAGGCCAGTGGCGAGAGATGTGCGAACAAGCCACGGCGTTTGATGGCAGCCTGGAATATGTCGCGGCGGGTGTCAGTGTCGGCAGCTGCGCGTTTGGTCTGTGGGTGCGCGGCAACTCCATGGAGCCGGACTTCAAAGAGGGTGACTTGTTGATCGTTGACCCTGACGAGGCTCCCAAGGCGGGTGACTTTGTGATCGCCAAGAACGGCAGCGAAGAGGCCACCTTCAAAAAATACCGCTCCCGTGGTGAATACGACGACGGCCGCCCTCGCTTCGAGCTGGTGCCCCTCAATGATGACCATGAAACCCTGAGCACCGACCAAACCCACATCGCCATCATCGGCGTGGTGGTCGAGCACCGCCGGATTTTGAAACGGGGCGGGTGAGGGTCAGGTGGCGGCCTGTGACAGGATCAGTAACCGCGCCCGGTCGAGCAACAAGCATTGCAGGGCGAAGTGTTGGAGCTGGTCGAAGGTATACCAGCGCTGACCAGACAGGGCGAGCGGATACAATTTGCCGTTGACCTCCAAGTCTGCGTGACGGGTATAGAGGGTTGCTAGTGCAAAAAACATCATGTTCAAAAATTGTCTTAACCGCTGGCGCAACCCGGTCGGGGTGTGGGTCAGCACCACGGCATCGAAACGATCGGAAGACTCAAAGTGCGCCAACCGATAAGAGTGGCAGATAACGGTGAACATGGCGGACATCTCCTAATAGGCGGGACGTTAAATGAGCAAAATTCGTTACCGAGAAGCTGGCAGCCTGTATCTGAACATACAGGGTCATGATGCGACACCGCTAACCGCGTTGCTGGAAGAGCATGGGGTTGAAAACGGTGGCGCGATCGCAACCTACAGCGACGGTGCTCAGTATTTTATCGAAGTGTTTGACTGGATTGCACAAAACCCTGAGCAGGTAAAAGCAATATGCGCGGTGCTCGTTGCGCTTGTCAGTCGTTTTAACCGTTGCAGTGTCAAAGCTATCGTCGAAGGCAAGCAGATTGAAATCAACAATCTTAGCGCCAAGAACGCGACAGCCTTGGCCAAAGAGTTAAGCAATGGGCCGGTTCGGCAGATCACGGTTGACCTGAGAGCAGTCGATGATGAGTAGCAATGACGGCAACTTCACAGCGTATCGTCCCCGCGGCATCGATGAGAACGGGCAAGAGGTGTTTGAGCTGGTCCCGCTTAATGACGATTACCCGCCCATGCACTCCGACCGGCAGCACATCGAAATCATCGGCGTGATGGTCGAACACCGCATTTTTAGAAAACGATAGGGCGCTAAAGCGCCCTATTTGCTAATTGAAATTTGTTAACAGCCTTATGTCTACGGCCATTTTAATTCAATGAATTTCATTTAAAGGGAATTATAATGTTTGACAACAGCAAGATAATTGATAAAGAGGCATTCTTTATCTACGAAAAATCAGATGGAAGCACTGAAGGCTATCATGTTGTTAATATCAGTGTCAGTGACCATCATTTGCAAGGCGTTGCGTTACCCAAAAAACAGTTCAGAACTTTCCGCATTGACAGAATACTGGGCATGTTCAGCAGCGAAAATGAATTGCTTTCTGTAGACGTGCCATCATTGCTCGATTCATCACAGCCAAGGTTGTCAAAATCTCGCCCGAAGCAATCTACAGCTAAAGCTGAAATTGCATTCACTGGATTTTCAAAATCTGATAGAGATCGGTTAGAAACCCAAGCTGAAAGCGCTGGCCTAACTATTAAGAAAGACGTGACTAAACGGCTCTCTTACCTCTGTTGCGGTCCCAATGCAGGCCCGTCTAAAACAGCAAAAGCACGGGATGCTGGCGCTCTCGCATTAACCGAGCAACAGTTCATAGACCTCATTACTACTGGTGAGCTCCCAGAGGTAGGCGAATATGATCTCATTATGGGCTCTACAGGTAATGAGCCAAGTAATGACATAGACTATATTCGTGACACATTTACAACATGGCGCACTTTGCCAAGGCGGCAATGCCTCATCGCTCGCTTCATTGACGGCTATGCAGCTGGATGGCGTTTTTGTGTCCATGAGGCTCACCGACCATCTTTAGATATTAAGTTGACAGCTATATCTACCTCTAACTCAGACAAACCTAAAGAAAAGATCTCGAAGAGTGTTTGGACTCAAGGCCACGCTTTTAACTTTATCGGTGGTGAGCTGATTTGCAGTCACATCTCAGGCCATCGAGGCCCATGGTCTGAATTTGTAAAAATGACAAATGAACGAGTGCTGTCGGTTAAGTTTTCAACCCCTGCAGGGTATGACACTGTTGATCGCATAGAGGGTGAATTTACCGGGGTTCTGCGTAGGAATAATGCAAGCTCTGCTCAGGGTGAACGAGCACAAGACCGAATCCCTTTGGCTATCAATTCTCAAACCTATGATGAGGGGACTGTAACGGTCGCTGTATCTCAGCCAGATGGTGAGCGCTTGGTCGAGATTGAGCGCATAACCCTTACTCAAGTTGAGTTTGTCGCGCTTCTCCAAAATGGAAGCTTCACGCGAGCAATATCACTACCAGATGGCTCATCCTCGATCGAGATTTACAACCCATTTGAGCGAGATGGCTTACATGAGCAGGCTCATCAACTTGAAACAGTATGACCGTCCGTAAACTCGATGACGACAAGCCTAAGCTCTGGCTTGCCGAGGTCTATCCCCAGGGTCGTGACGGCCCCCGCAAGCGCAAGCGCTTTGCCACCAAGGGCGAAGCGTTGGCATGGGAAAAACACATGCTGGCCCAGCCCTGGCAACAGCCAGAGGCGAGCAATGTGGATGAACGGCGGCTGAGCGACCTGGTGGCACTCTGGTATGGTCGCCACGGCCAGACCCTGACCGATGGCGACCGCCGTCGTGACAAGCTGATCTGGTTGGCTGAGGCGCTGGGCAACCCGCTGGCGACCGAGTTCACCGCCCAGCAGTTTGCGGCCTACCGCGAACGGAGGCTGGCGGGTGAACTTTATGTGCCCGGTCAGCGCAAACAGGTCTCCCCGACCACCATCAACCGCGAACTGCTCTACCTGCAGGCCGTGTTCAACGAGCTCGGCCGCCTGGGGGAGTGGGCCCACGGCAACCCGCTCGAGGTGCTGCGCCAGTACAAGGTGCAAGAATCCGAGCTGGCGTTCCTCAACCAGGATGAAATCGAACAGCTGCTGGCAGCGTGCGTAGGGCTGAACGACTTGTGGCTGATCGTGATGCTGTGCCTTTCGACCGGGGCGCGTTGGTCCGAGATTGAAAAGCTGACCCGCTCACAGGTCGGCATCGGTCGGTTGACCTTCACCCGCACCAAGGGCAAGAAGAACCGCACCGTGCCGGTGGCCGGTTGGCTGTTGGCCTTGCTGCCCAAGCGTACCGGCCGCCTGTTCGGTGATTGCTACGCCGAGTTCGAGAAGGCGCTGCGCCGCGCTGGGATCACCCTGCCGGCTGGCCAGCGCACCCATGTGCTGCGCCACACCTTCGCCAGTCACTTCATGATGGGCGGCGGCAACATCCTGGTGCTGCAGCGCATCCTCGGCCACACCGACATCAAGATGACCATGCGCTATGCCCACTTCGCCCCTGACCACCTCGAAGATGCGGTCAAACTCAACCCGATCACCGCGATGAAAAATGGCGGCAAAGTGGCGGCAGCGCTCACCAGCGACACCCAATAACCCCCACCCATCCCCAAGCAAACCCGCGAAAACACGGCAACTCATTGATTCACAGCGGCTTGCGATGGTTTCAAAATCCGCCGTAGCAATACGTGTCGGTTCGAGTCCGACCCCGGGCACCATCAATGAATTCAATAACATAAGGCCACCCAAGCGGGTGGCCTTATGTTTTTCTGGTCCCTCAATCTGGCGATGTGTCCACATCGTGTCCACCTGGGTTTAGGTGATCGGGTTGTTGTCGTGTCCACTTCCACTACGGCAGGGCCAAGCGTGACCGGACACACTTCACAAAAAACCTATTTTCCGTGGAGCAGTCCAGCCAGCGCTCCCAGGCGGCAACGCCCTTTCAATATTTCAGTTATCAAGCCTGCCATCATTGGGGCTAACCTGCTGAAACAAAACGCCTTCTAGCGGCTCTCCCGCAGGAGTCCGGATCCTCCCCGATCATTCAAATCCTCACGGAAAGCGTGAGTTCCCCAATACATTCAGCCACTTACATTTTTACCTTTGTTATCCAGAGCCCTGCTGAACTGTAAAACCCTGCAATTTCCTTCGATCCTTTCAGATCCTCGCCAAGCCAAAGATCCTTGATGTGGCGAGGCCTGGCCCTATGGTTTTGCGGTAATCTACTTTTGCAAAAATTTTTCTTGATGAACCCCGCAGGCGGGAGCGGATGAGCGCGGATTCCGTGGCGCAGACGCCGCCGTGGGCCCCCTGCCGTGCGCTGGGAGGCTGTGAGCGAGCGTAGGCTTCACGTATGATGCAGCGCTGCCCGATGGCACCCATTCATGCGGCGCCCTCCCCTGGCCATGCTCAGGCGCTGTCAGGCAGATAGACGAAGGCCCCACATTGTGGGGCCTTCTTCATTCGGTGGGTCACTCGATGATGGGGGAGAGGGTGTTCGCCAGTTGACCGGCCTGCTGGCTCTGGCCGGTGAAGGTATCTGCATTGGTGGGTGGTGGGCCGCCGTGGTCATGGCTGGCGGTGGTGGCGGCCAGTTGTTCCACCACGTTCATCAGCTGGTTGAGCAGGCGGAAGATGTTCACCCCGTCGCTACCCATCCACGACTTGGGCGCTTCGAAGTGCTGCAGCTCGCCGGCAAGTGCCCGACGAACCAGGGCGATATCTTCATCCAGGTTGCCGCCTGCTGTCTGGCTCATGTTACCGGCGCTGCCCAGTATCATGTCTTCTGCGGTCAGCAGCTCGATATCCCCGAGTGCCTCGATGCGCTTCATGGCCCCGATCTCTTCCACGCTGTTGGCCAAGACGGTCAGCTGGTGCTTGCCGAACTCGCCCAGGTACTCGTCCGCCTCGCGGATCATTTGCATGGCCTTGTCGTGCTGGCGGCGGTCAGTATGGCGTGACTGGTTGCCCACGGTATCGGTACGGCTGAACACCTCTGCCCGTTGCTGTTGTAGCTGCTCGCCCGGTTCGATATCCGGCAGCGGCCAGCCAGTGCCCAGGATGGTGCGGACGAACGGCCGATCGGCACGACCAAAGGCAAATCCCAGCTCGACCATGGCCCCCTCGACCGGGAACTGCAGCAGCCCCTGCTCAGGCCCGCCGAACATGACCGGCAGTGGTACGGCTCGATAGAGCGGCGTCCCTTCATCTGGTTCACCATCCTCGCCCAGTAGCTGCACATCTACCGCATAGCGCGGGCGAAACGGATCATTGAGCTGACCGGCCGCGGCTTGGTCACTGATGGACTCAACCCGCCCGAACTTGGGCAGGTGCATCTTGTCGGCCAGCTCGGGGAACTCCCCCTCCATCTTGCGCCGCTCCGGCGACTTCACCGGTTTACCCGGTGTGGCTGTGGTCAGGGTCATTTCGTCACCCTTGAGCCGTACCCGCTCCACCCGCTTACCGTTGACGATGGCCCCCGGGCGCATGGCCGGGATCGGGGCCAGAGTGATGGTGTTGCCCGCTTGGCGGGCCGAGAAGGCCGAGTCCAGCTCCACCGCCTTATCTGCCCATCGGCTATGGGCATGACTGCCTACGAAGATGGCGCCATCTGGTTGTTGATGCCAGATGAAGTCAGGTACCGAGAAGGCACGGCCCGCATTATCGAGCAGCTGATAGCCGGTGCCGGCGCTGGTGAAGTTGGGGATCGGGGTGTCGGTGTAGTCTGTCCCGTCCGGCAGCAAGAAGGTGAGTTGGGTCTGGTCGGTCAGCCAGGCCAGCAGGCTGCGCAGGGTGGCATGCTGAATACTGACAGGGAACTTGCTGCCCAGGATCCCGGCCAGCTCACGACATAGCAGCTTGCTGGCACCGTTGGCGGCGGGTTGTACGTCATAGACATAACCGGTGAACCAGCGGCGTAGTTCACCGTTGTAGCCGGTATCCACGGTCAGGGTCTGCCCCTTGGTGGCCGTGCCCTCGATGGTCAGCGCAGCGCGGCCACCGGCGGAGAGATCGAGCACGATGTCATGGTCAACCAGGTGGACTGGCTGGCCACTCATGGTCAGGTTGGTCGAGAGCTTCACGCGAGAATATCCCCCAGCGCTGTATCCACACCCTTGAGCATCCGTTCCACATAACTCAGCTGCTCCTGCTCAGATGCCGCGGGGCTGCTACCGGTTTTCGCTGGTGTGGCATTGGCGGTGCCTTGCCCCACTGTGGCAGCAGCCTTGGGGAGGCGCTGCTCGCGCTTCTCCGGTACCGAGTTATGCTCGCGCAGGGTGAACTGCACCTGCCACGCCAGCAGGCCTTCTTGCTCGCTGGCGGTGATGCGGCCGGCGAACTTGGCCTGGCGCACCTTCACCGACTTGGCCAGCAGCGAGCCGACCCGGTAGATATGGCGCTTGCCGCCGTCGCCCTTGGCGTCAGCCAGCTCGAACAGGCGGCTCAGTGTTGTCTCATCTGTGAACGGCACCAGGCCGGAGACATCGAGCTCCTTGGCCTTCTCTCCCTGTTCCGAGCTGCTGGTTGAGCTGGTCTGGCCGCTCTGATCCTTGTCCTGGAATTGCATCGACGCGCTGATTCGCATCGATTTCATCACGATGGGCTCACCGTCCAGGGTGAGCATGGCGGTTCGGCTCATTGGGTTAACTCCTGCCAGTAGGTGAGCGGCTCAGGGGAGAGCAGCAGGGCGCCAACGGTCATGCTGTGGCTGTGGTCTGGATGGGCACTCTCGAGCAGTTGGGCGGCCAGGCTGGCCGGCTCGCCATAGCCATGCCAGCTCCACAGCAATCCTGCAAGGCTTGGCTTGTTGGTCAGTGCGTCGTCCAGCTCGGCAACCCTGGCGGCCCGCTTGGCGGCCAGTGCGGCCAGTTTGGCTTTGGTGGTCGCCGGTGACGGCGAGTTGTTCTCACTTTCCTGCAGAGCATCCCTAGCACCATTGAGCATCAGCTGGCGGCGCAGTGGATCCCAGATCAACGGGTCTTCGGCCTTCCAGCGCGGCGCCATGGCCGCAGTGGGCTGAGCCATGATGTCGTTGTTGGCGGTGAGGCGGCGTAGGGTCGCGCACCACTCAGGCAGCGGCAGGATTGCGCAGACTGGGGCCAGAGCAGCGGCGAGGGCTGCCTCACTGCTTCCTGTGACCATCCAGGCTACCGCGTGAAGTTGCCCAGCAGGCATCAGGTGGTCGGCGCCATCCTGCAGTTTGGCGGCCATGGCCTTGATGGCGTTGGGGGCGGCCAGGGTGTGCTGGCCGCCTTGCTGCTGACCGATGCCATGTTGGTATGGTGTGGTGGTTAGGCAATGACCCGAAGCCAATAGTTGATTCAACATCAAACTCATAAATAGGCCTCTACTACTTATGTCAGGGGCAACTCAACACTCAGCATTTGTGTTGATTGCCATGAAGTAACTCCGAGGCTGGCGGAGTCTCTGTCGCCTCGGCCTGGGTCATCAACCACAGGCCGACGGTCAATATTACGGATACAGAGCAGAGCTGATCTTTTTACTCGTTACCGAGCCGACAGAGCCGCCAGCGACGCTGGTGTTAACCGCAACGTCTATCCATGCCCAACCGCTTGCCGTCCCGTAATGATCCTGCAGCACACAGGGAAGACTTGAATCCCTGCACTCCAGCGTCGTCAGGCAGCTTCTACCGTAAGCCGGACCAATTAAGGCGACACTGCTGCCACTTTGGACTGCTACCCTAGTCAGTTTCACGTTCTTCGAACCATCACCGGGGATGAATATCTTTCTTGAGCCTGCTGCTGGCGGAAGCTCAATAGCCACGCCCTCGATTGTGACGCGGTCAATGTTGCTGGGTATCGAATGAACCTCATCCCAGCTCTGCCCGACAACGATGGTCGGAGTGTCACCGTTCGCGACAATCTCCAGATGCTTGGCGGATATTGTCGTGTTACTCACGTTCTCCCCATTCGGGTACATGTAATTAGTCGCAACCCGGCCAGTCACATAAATCCGGTTAATCGCCGATTTGTGAACCCGAGAAATCGCCGTTTGCAGCGTCTGTACCGGGGTGTCAACGTGTAGTCCGCTGTTGGCGTCATTGCCGTTGGGGGACACGAAGATGCTGCGCACTCCATCGACGATGGCATCCTCGTAGTTTGCCAAGGCCAGGTAGGGCATTTTCAATAGATACCAACCGAGGCCTCTGGTTTTCAGTCCTTTCAGATTGATAACCGAGTAACTATCGGCATTCGCAATGGCGGCAGTGGACACTTTGAGATACGCGGCGTGATTCACCTCCAGCTCAACCGACGCGGCGCGGGCGTGAATAAGTTTGGCGTTGGGGGCAATAACCCACGAAAGGGACAGCTTTACCGCCACGGTATGGGCAGCCAAGATGTACTCGAATGTCGCACCCTCTACATAGTTATCGTCCAGGTGCATGCTGGCCGCATTGGTACACATGGCCCCAATTTGACCACCTTCCCAGATGTTGTTTTTATGCATGGGATGGCCGTAAGAGTTGTACACGCAACACGTTTTACCGACCAGTGACGGCTCTGGGTAGTTTGGATAGTCAAACTCCGCAGTCGTCGGTTTGCTGCCGCTGACCGTCAGGTAGTTGTTTTGCTGGTCATCAACGGTCATGTCATTGCCGTTCAGGAGCGGGATGGCTCGCGCAATCATGTGGTTATCCCGCAGTGACCCACCCCAGCTAGTACTGTTCTGAATACTGATGTTGCCGCCAATCAGGGAGCAGCGATGGATATGTGACTGCTGCATCATGCAGCGATTGAGCGTCCCCCTAATGTTGCGGCCAGGCTTGACCACCACATCCACGCCGAACATCGAGAAGCCTGGGCAGCCGGTATAATGCCCATCATCCCAGTCTGTTCTCGACGCCAGCCTCCCTAGCTCTCGAGCCCCTGATTCGTTATAGGGGGCCGCATCTAGCGCAAAGCCATTCTTATCGTCGAAGTCGGCGATAATCTGGAAGCCACCGTTCTGCCCGAAAAAGCCACCGACATGGTCCGTTGCTATCACAAGGTAGGGATTAACCTTCAGCGGACGCGTGATCCGGAATTTACCGAAGCCGGACATGGCAGCGACCACTGCCCCCATCGCCGCCTTGGTGGCTGAGATTGACCCTTTCCACTCAAAGGGAGAGCAATAGGCAATGCAGGCCTCTAAGGCATCGGTAGAATCAGCCACCCCGGTCGGGTCAGCGCCACCGGCAAACCGCTTCTCAATGGGCGACACCCGCTTGATAGAATAAAGCACCTCACTGAGTGGGCCAGATTGAGAGCCAATCATGGCGGCGCCGCCCGTGCTGGCAAGCATTTCCCTCAAACGCTCTTTGCTGCGGTCTGTAAATCCGCCAGAAGATGGGTTCGTGCCTTTCTCTACAGTACGTGGATATGGCCCTGCCGATGAATACGCCTTACCACTTCCCTCATCCAACAGCACATCTGATGCAAAGGTCAGTGTGCCACCTTTACCGAAACTCTCCGGCCTGTCACGCAGGCTATATCCCGCCTCCGCATAGCTGCGGCGTAGGGCTTCCCAGCTTGTGATGGCCAGCATGGTATCGGCCTGCTCTAAGAGAGAGAGGGATTCAGGAAAGGAGGTTTCACCATCGCGGGTAATGCCGCGGCTGTCCACGACGGTGCTGTCCGCCTGCACGGAGCCCAGCTTGGCTACGAAGTGCTGATAGCCGCTGCCATCCACATGGTCGGTCAGGTCGGTTACGCTGGTTATGAGCGTGAAGTGGTTCTGATGTTCGGAGAGCAGCGAACCGGCACGATGTACATCGACCCAGACGCCAATCGGCTTGGTGCCCGGGTAAATGACTTCGGGCTGTTTCAGTTCGACCCGCAGGCCGCCGACGATGGCTACACCCGGAGTGACCTGAAAGGCGCCATCCGTCTCTACCACCTTGAATCCATCACCGACAAAGGTGTGGTGGCCATAGAGATCGGCCTGCAGCTGGCGGATGTCCTCATCCATCCCGCGCAGGCGGGCGGCATAGTCAATCTGCCAGGTGCCAGCATCCACGTTGGTGAGGGTGGCCTCGGCGGCCTGGTCGTATCCCATCAGCATGGACTTGACCAGGGAGTTACCGGTCTGTCCGGTGGTCTGGTCGGTCTTGAGCTTAGTCTCTCGGCCCTTGTAGACGATCATCCCGATCACGCCGTTCTGCTTGTTGCGCAGGTACATGGCATTGAACGAGAAGTCGCCGACTGTGGTGTCCATCACAATGGTGTAGGCCACCGCGTTGTTGTTGATGCGGCCGCGCTGGTCCACGTTCTGGCGGTGCACGATCTGGCTTTCCGGCGGCAGGCCGGCGTCAGGGTCGATGGGGGAGGTGATATCCAGATTAGGGATGTCAGCCAGGATGAACTCATCCAGTACGACCGGTTGTTCTGCGGCCAGGCTGGACTGCCAATATTGTTCGAATGCGTTGGTAATGACCTGGCTCATCAGGACTCCTTGCGGGGGAGAGACGCCCCGTAAACGTGTTGAATGAAATGGATTTGACCGGCTTGCAGGTAACCCTTGCAGGCTGGTTTATTGAGGGATGCTGCGAATACCTGGTGGGCCATGTCGAAATGCCCCGCATGCAGGTATGCCACGGCGGGATAGAGCACCTGGAAGCGGTAGCGGCGGCAGGTGCGGCCGTAGTGCTGGATCAGGGTTTCCATCAACTGCTGATTTTCCGCCAGAGCGCTGTCGGCCACCTCGATGGTGATGACATCCCATGGGGTACCTTCCTGGCGCTCGCGCAGCTCACACCAGCCGATGCCAAGGCGTTCGAATATGCGCTTGAACCCCGCCACCTCTCCCGAATCCTGGGCGTTGATGAAGGCGAACTTCACCCGCTTGCGGAACAGGGTGAGCGGCTCTCCCTTGAAGCGGGTGATATCTCGCTCCCAGGCGAGCAGGGCCAGCATGCTTTCAGAGCAGGTCATCGGGTCTTGCTGGGTCAGCGGCTGCAGCAGCCAGCCGCGCACGCGACGCCAGAACGACATGATGCCTTTGGCCAGGAAGGCTGGTTCTTGCACCCCCTCGGCGATGGTCTTGCCGTCTTCCCACCATGGGGCGGTGCTGTCTGGCAGCAGAGGGGCCTTGTCCTGGTGATTCAGTTCGGTGGTCTTAGTCATGGAGGAACACCTCCAAATCGCTCAGGCGCGGGATATCGAGGCCCGAGACGATGTCCAGTTCGGTGAAGTGCAGGCTCTTGATCTCGGGGAATGCCTGGTGCAGCTCGCGGCCAAGCTGGCTCAGTGAGAAGCGGGACTGTGGCCAAGTGCGGGTCACAGAGGGGTAATCGGCAGATTGACGGAATGCCGCCTTCACCAACAGTTCCACATCCCGTGTGAGCGCCAGCCGCTGCTCTGAGGTCAAGTTATCGATAGGCCACAGGTCCAGGTGAAGAGTGTGCTCAGTCTCCGGCATGGCCATCACTTTCAGGTCATCGCCATGGCCATGGTTACCCTGATTGCTCACGTAGTCGTTGAGCTTGTCGATCAAGCTGGCCGGCGTGGTGCCCACCTCCAGCAGGATGAAGGCATTGGCGGTACCAGGGCCCCGCGGTGCGTCGTGCTCGAAGAAGATGTGATCGGCGCGGATCCCCGCCACGCTGGCGAGCATGGAGCGGTAAATCGCGTCGATGTGGTAGCGCCCTACCGCAGAAAACTGGTTCTGAATGCGCAGCCCCAGAGCATCGTTGCTCTCGGCATCGGCCCCCTGTGTGGTGACCCAATCGCGGTCGGTGTTGCGTGCTGACAGGATACCGGTCACCGGTTTACTCAGCAGGTTGTAATAACCTGGGGCCAGATTCCAGGCGCTGCCAGCGAACTCAGCCTCGCAGACCACCTTGGCTACGGCCTCACCGGCAGGGCTCACCATCTCCTGTAGGGGGCGCAGGCGATAGATGGTGCCGTTGATGCGCTCGGTGGTGATCCAGACATCGGCCGGGATGGTGACGGCCTCTGCCGGATTGACCTTGGTGAAGTTGACCAGGCCCCGGGTTTTCTGGGCAGCTTTACGGGTGAGATCCACATCCCAGGCCTTGAGGTCGAGATAGGTATCATTGGCGGTCGCGGCAAAGCTGGCTGGCAGCACATGGCCCGCCAGCAGGGTACGGATCAGCCAGAGCGCCGGGGTGATGACCACGCCGCGCACCAGACGCCAGAACGGGGACACATCGCTGTCGTTGGTGATGAGTGAGCCGGCGGCCTCCACCTCTTTCTTGAGCTCGGCCTCCATGGCCGCCTCGGTTGTCGGCACCCCGCTTTTTGCCAGCAGGGCCATAAAATCCACGGTGGGGCGCAGGTTCACAGGGTTACCTCCAGATCGCCGAATTCATAGGTTCGGGCCGTGACCAGGATGCGCTCCGGCGATTCTTCGCTGATCAAGATGGTGCCCGGGATCAGGCGCACGTCGTTCTCGACCAGCAGTTCGATCTCGGTCATCACATCCGCACGCAGGGTGGGGCTGCGTTCGCCGATGAGCTTGCGGGCCAGTCCCGACTCCATGATCCGGTGCTTGATGTCCTGGCCTATGCTGTGTCGGTCCTGGGTCAGGCGCGGCTGGCCGCCGGCGTCAAGTTGCCAAGCGCCATCCACCACCAGGATGTCGATGTACTTGGGATCGCTCATCACGGAGTCTCCAGCCATGCGTTTTCAGCCATCTGCTCAGGGGTCATCGGGTTTTGGCTGGTCATGTGAACCTCACCGATGTGCAGCACTTTGGCTGGTTTCTGGTTGGCGGTGGTCGCTGCTGCGTTGGCCTGGATCAGTTGCTGGCCAATGCCACCGGATGGGATGTTGCTTTGACCACCCTGGCGATAGCGTGCCAGCGGTGCGTTGATGTTCTCGGGGTTGGGCAGGTTGAGGTCCGGCATGGCGCCCTCCTCAATGTTGACGCCCGGGATCATGTTGAGCTTGTCGATGAGCCAGTCGATAGACTTGCCGAGCAACTGGAACACGCCCCAGTCTGAGAAGGTTTTTTTCAGGTCATCCCAGTAGTAGATGACCGCTGCCACAGCGCCGATCAGCAGCACTATCCCGGCAATGATCAGGCCTATTGGGTTGGCATACATGGCGATATTGACCGCCAGCAGGATGGCACGAAAGGCAACCAGCCCCGCTTTGAGCAGGTTGAGTGGGGCGATGATTGCGGCCCAGGCTAGGCCGAGCCCCAGGGTCGCCATTTGGGCGATCCCGACAAGCAGCATCCAGCCTCCGGTGACAACACCCAGCCCGATTACGGCCAGAATGGCAACGCTCACCACCTTGGTCAGGTTCGGGAAAAGGCGAGTCCAGCGCAGCACCACGCCTGCACCATCGGCGAAGGTGCCCAGCACTGCATTGATGGCGGGCATGATGGCGCTGAACCCGGCAATCCGGATCGCCTCCCAGGACGCGTTCAGCCGCTCCCATGACTTGGCCATGGTCTTGGCCTTGGCATTCGCAGCATCCAGCCCTCTCACGCCGCGCAGGTTGCCCAGGGTCTTGTCCAGTGTGGTGGCATCGCCGATCAGTTGCTGCAGCAACAGGGCGCCATCCCCCAATCCGGCATCGTCGAGCAGGGCCCAGGCCTTGGCGCCGCCCATCTTGTCGATCAGCGGTTGGATGTTCTGCAGGATCTTCTGGATAGGCAGCAACCTTCCCTGGCTGTCCAGCATGGCGACCCCCAGCTTGCTCTGGGCATTGGTGGCGCCTTCGAGCAGGTTGGTGAACTGGGTGACGGCATCCCCATCGCTCATCCTGGTCTGCAACATGGCCAAGATTGCCAGCTGCTCCTCCATCGCCACCCCCATGGTGGAGGGGAGGGAGTGCATGCCTTCAACGGAGGCCATCAGCTTGTCCATGCCGACCCCGAACTGGCTGGTGACCATGCTGGTCATTCCGGCCACCTGTTGTGCCCACACATCCGGGCCCATGGCGTCTGCTGCCTGGCGCTGGTTGTTGTAGAGCATGCGGAAATACTGGCCGACCGTCTCGGCGTCTGACTTGGTTGCGGCCCCCAGGATGGCGGAGGTCTTGGTCACGCTGTCCAGCATGGCTTCTGGCAGGGCCGGCATGGCGCGGCGCATTTCGGCGGTGTAACCCAGCACCTCGATGGCGGACTTGCCGTAATCCACGCTGAACTTGAGCGCGGTGTGGCTGAGTTGCTTGAGCGCAGCTTCTCCCACTCCGGCGGCATGCAGGTCTTGCAGCGCCTGATCCATCTGGATGGCAGGCCCCAGGGCAGCCTGGATCGCCATGCCGCCGGCTGCGACGGTCGTTGCCCCCATGGCCATATTGCTCCAGCCCTGGCGGCCCGCTTTGCTGACCTTGTCCATCTGGGCGTTGATGCCGGCAAGGGGCTTGGTGACTTGGTCTATCAAGCTCACCTGCATCATCAATTTTTCCATCCAGGCCATCAGTCGTTACCCGTTGAATGCTTTGGCAATGCCCTCGGCCACGGCGGCGGCGTTGGACTCTCGGTGTTGTTTGTCTAACCAGATGGCGCGAGCCAGGCTGTCGAGGTCGTCATCCTCATGGGGCAGGTAGTAACGGCGCAGCGCCAGCACCTGCTCCAGTTGGTTGCGCTCGATGGCCTCGGCACGCGCCGTCAGTTTTTTACGGTGATGTCCAGCTCGGGGGCGAACTCGGCGTTGACTGCGTTTGCCAACTGCAGTGCGGCGCCTGGCCGCTTGAGCATCTCGTCGAGCTCTGCCTTACTCTCCTGGCAAACGATCTTCTTGAGGTAGTTGTGGGCCGGTGCCACCTTGTCGTTGGGCATCATGTCGTTGAGAAAGCCGTTGTAGGCCACCATGGTGGGGGCGAACTTCAGCTCTTTGCCGGCGACTTCCAGGGTGATGATCGGTGTGCTCATGGGGTGGTTTCCTCTTGGGTTATCCAGTTGTTCAGGGTGGAGATCTGGGTTTGGCAGCGGCGCAGCGCCGTCTGCAAGGTGGGGATAAACTGCACGGCATCGCCGTAGGTGCTCCCCGTGAATTCAGGCTCCGGGCAGTTGGGCACCAGCCCCGGCGGTGGCAGCTGCTTCACCACCCGGGTCTGCACCACTGTCGTGGGTTGGCTGGAGCAGGCGCAGAGCGCCACCAGGCAAAGGCTCGCGAGCGCAATCCGGGCGGCCCGCCGGCGGCGTGGCCAGGGCTTGTTGCAGTTCATCGGCTGTTTTCCTGTTCTGGTTGTCGAGCTTGGTCAAGGCGGCGTTCTGGTTGTTGAGCAGCAGACGCAGGCCCTTCGTTATCAACTGCTGCCGCTGGAGCTCGGTGGCCTGCTGGTCGTTGGCCGTCTGCAGATGGTTGATCGTGGTTTGCTGCTCGGTCAGGGTGCGCTGCATATCCACCGTGCGGCGATGGCTGACATAAAGCGCCAGCACCAGGAGCAGGCCCACGATCCCCAGCACCTTGCTGAGCGTGCTCATGCTTCACCCATCGACAACTGGGCCGGAGTACCAACAGGCAGATCACCCACCGGCATCGGTTCATTGAGTGGCCAGCGGTACCCGGTGACACGGGTCAGCGGGAATTCGCGGATATTCACCTCATCCCCTTGGTTGCCACCCAGGACCAGCAGGTTGCCGGAGGTGGACTTGCCCACCACGAACCCCACATGACCGCCACCATCGCGGGTGAACACCACCACACAGCCCAGCACGGGGCGGTCCAGTTTCTCGCCCCAGCCCAGATAGCTTTTGGCACTCTCGAAGCGGGTAGACTGGATGCCGACCCGTTCCAGGCAAGCGCCGACAAAAGCGGCACACCACGGGGTTTCATCATCACGGATGCCTCCCCGCTTGATCGCCTTCCACATGTCGAGAATGGCCTGGGCATGTTTGGGCCCCTTCATCTCTTTCAAGCCCAAGTGCTTTCGAGCCTCGTCAAGCCAGCGCAGAGCCATATCAGCCCTCCTTCTTGTTGAACATCAGGGCCGCCCGGTCCCGGATGATGTCGATCCCAAGCAGCCCCACCACGCCGCCCAGGAACGGGGTGGCCTCCTGGGGGATCCCGAGCAGGTGGGTCCCGGTGGCGGCCGCCAAGGTGATGAGGCCGCACAGCAGGGATTCGATCAGCCGACGGCGACCCCGTCCGCCTGCGTAGGTGATGCGCAGGAAGGCGATGGCGAGTGCCAGCAGGGCCCCATAGACGGCGGGCCAGTTGTCCATCAGCCAGGCCAGCAAGGCGGTGGCTAGGGTCGGGTCTTTATGAGGCATGTTGTTCATGTCCGTGGCTCTGATTAGCGGCCCAGCCTCTCAAGGCGGGTCTTGCAGGGGACGCACAGGCGCACCCCTGGTACATGGCGGCGGCGTTCTTCCGGGATGGGGTCGTCGCACTCTTCGCACAGGTGCCGGCTCTCCCCCTGATAACTGCCTTTGCCCACCTGGCTGGCCAGTTGGGCCGCCAGCATGCGGGCGGCGTGGCGGGTGGCGCGGTCGATGTCGTCCAAGCTCCCCCCTTAACCCAGCAGGTGGCGGGTGTCTTCCTGGGAGAGGTAAGGCACGCCGTTGATGTGAACGAAGTCGGGGGAGGTGACGAACCCCTTGATTTTGTGAACCCCCTTGCTGCCCCCCTTGGGATCGACGTCGAGCAGGTCAGAGATCTGCAGCTTCACGCCGAAGGCTTCCACCTTCATGGTTTCGTCGCCGGTGTCGGCGTAGAACAGCACGTCGTCCGGCGCCATGCCGCGCCAGCTCCCCGCCCGCTTGGCGGCATCGCTCAGGAGGGTGAAGTTCTTGGCATCGAGCTCGAACTCCACCTCGGCGGCGACATCCCCATCGACGAAGCCATCCGGGATCCCCCTGGTCTGGGCCACGGCGCTGTTGTCGGTGATGGAGAGACTGGCTTTCTCGACATGGACCATGGTGCCCATCAGCGTGGTGTCGAAGCTCTGGCCTGAAATGCGTCTGGTCATGGGTTAGCCCTCCCCGTTGTTGAGGCTCAAATCGAGCATGATGTTGACGGTGATCCCCTTGGGGCAGTCCACGGTGCGCACCACCACGTAGACGGAGACCAGGTTCTTGGCGGTCCACTGGATGCTGATGTCGCCATCCTGGGGGGAGGCGATGTCGCCCGGGAACGGCTGGCCGTTGATGGTGGTGGCCTTGGCCATCTCGCGCAGGTCTTTGCCGAAATACATGATGGCGGCCGCGGTACTGCCCGGGGTGGAGTTGAACGAGCGGTCCCCGATGCGGGCGATGGCCCGCAGTCGCATCCGGCGAGCGGTCTTGTAGGCCACCCGCAGGTTTTCGATCACCTGGTAGTCGCCGCCCTCGGCGTCCAGGGTGCGGCCATCGGCCCAGTAGGTGCCGTCATAGTCCGGAAACCACATCGGTACCGAGTAGCGGTTTTGTTCCAGGGTTTGCAGGGTGGCAAGCGGCAGCGTGATCCCGGCCTTGTCCACCGGCTTGTTGCCAAGGCCCACCAGGGCACCGGTCTTCACCCGGCAGGGGCTGTCGGCGATGCTCACCGCCCGGTTGCACAAGCGACCGGCATAGACGCCGGCGAGGTTTGGCCACAGTTGCGGCACCAGAGAAACCGAGCTCGCGGCGATACCGTTTTGCAGGGCGGCCAGCGTGGCTTCGTATTCGCTCCAGTCCTGGCTACCCTCACCAGTGGAGACGATTCCTGGTACTGCCAGCAGCATGAACTGCCAGCGCCCCCATTTGGCGATCAGTTCCTGGTTGAGCGCATGGGCGGCATTGATACCTGCCTGGTCCCACTCCTGACCCAGCACCACGACACCTTCAAACGACTGGGTCTGCTGGGCGGTTCGCACGGCGGCCAGCCAGTCGCCATCTTCCGGCAGCACGTAGGCGGCCGCCGTCCAGTTCTGGCCTGCGTTGTCACGGCTGGCCAGCAGGTTGGTCTTGAGCTCGCTGTCACCCTCACCCAACAGGGTGTCAAAGTCTGATTGAGTGTTGAGTGAGAGCAGCTTGCCGGTGTTGCTGGCGGCACTGCCGATGAACAACAGGTGGCGCTCGACCTCGGTCACTGGCCCCTGCATCTGGTTCAAGTTGTTGATCTGTACATAAGGCCACATGCCGTTATTTCCCCTTCATGTCTTGCTTGTTGACGTCCCAGCCGTAATCGATGCTCTGCAAGGCGCGGGCGAAGGCCTGCTGCCGTTGCCTGGTGTTGGCGCCCAGGAACGGGCGGGCTGGTAGCTGGATCTCCCAGCTCTCTTTCACCGGTTCGTCCTTGAGCTTCTTGATAAGCAACCCCGCCTGGGCGTAGTTGAGATTGGCGGTGATCCAACCCAGCGATGCCGAGCGGTATGCCCGCTTGCGCTTGCCAGGACGCTTGAACCCAAGCTCGCGCAGCTTGCGGGCCTGTGCCTTGCTGGCCTGCTTGTTCTTCCCCACATCACTGGGGGCAATGCGGCGCCGGCTGGCGGCCGTCACCTTGTAGGTGTGCCCCTTCTGATGGGTGTTGGCGATGATCCCGGCGTGGGCGCTCATGGTGCCCTTGGTGAACCCCAGCTCTGCCACGTCCTGACGGGGGGTGCGGATCTCCAGCAACTTGGGCAGGCCGCGCAACATCTTGCGCTTGCCCCGTTTGCGCGGTGCCCAGGCATTGCCATTGGGGTCTTGCTGCTGGCGCACGTTGCGGGTCGCCAACTTCTTCAGTTCGGTGGCGGCTCGCCACACCAGACGCTTGCGCTTCTTGGGTGGCAGGGCCAGCAGGTTGAGCTGGTCTTTGCCGCGGTGCGCGTCGAGCGTGATGGTGATCATGCTGGGCCCCCGACCCGGTGCTGACCGGTATCACCCACGTTCAGGTCGATGTGCTCGGCCACCCAGATGTCATAGGGGGCCACGTTCCAGCGCTTGCCGAGCCAGTTGATGGGCCCTTGCGGGTGCTCGATAAGGCGCAGCGGCTCGGCGAAGGGGAGCTGGATCTCGAGGTCGGCCGTCTGCTCGTCGTTCGGGGTGACAGCGTACTCTGGGTCAGGCAGCTCGAACTGCTCGCGAAAGTCGTCGTGCTCCTGCACCCAGGCGGCGACGGCCGCCAGCAGAATGGCCGGATCCAGCTCTCGAAACGGCAGTTGCTCGATGGTGAACACCGCCTGGTAGGTGAGCCAGGCTACATCCACCCCGGTGGGCCCCATGTTCCTGGGTTCGAGCTTGATGGTGCCGTTCTCCATCCAGCTATCCAGGCGCTTGTGGCACTTGGCCGGCAGCACCCGCAACAACTCGGCGTGGAGCGCCTGCAGGAAGTAGCCCTGGGCCTGCTGCTCGTTCATGGCTGTGCTCATATCAGCGATACCCCCGCCCGGTGCTTGCCCTTGATGCTGCGCACCAGCTGCTGGCTCTCGGCCAGCAACTGGGCACGCTGGTCCGGGGATCGCTCCACCTGGTTGTTGGCGGTGGCCCGCTCGGTGACGCTGGCGAACTCCGGCAACAAGGCGGCCTTGGCGCGGGCAAAGACGGCGGCCAGGTACTGCTCGGTCAGGGCGTTGTTGCCACCTTCCAGGCTGGGCCCTGGTACCTCGGCGGCGGTGGTGTAGCCCTTGCCCTGCAGCGCTGTCTGATGGCTGGCGAGCTGCAGGTTGATTTCAGAGACGGCGGCGAGCAGGGCGGCGCCGGTAGTCTGCTGGTCCAGATCGGCAGGCAGGGCGCAGCGTCGCTCGAAGTCGGCGACGGCCACATCCGGCCAGAACCCGTCATTGCGGATGGTGGCGGCGCTGTAGTCGATGTCCTTGCCTGCAAACATGGCTTGCCTCGCTGGTTGAAAAGGTGCACCCCTGTAGCCACGGATCGCAGGATTCGGCGCGAGCCTTGCGGCTGGCCTATCCTCCCCGCCGGGGTGCGACGGCGCGGAGAGTCGGTTACTCCGGATTCAGCGCCCGCAGGCGCATGGCAATCTTCTGGCGCAAGGTGCCGACGCCCACCTTGCCGTGCAGCTTGTCGGCCTGGGCCAGCCAGTGGTCTGCCTGCTCCAGGGTGGCGCTATCCCCCACGGCGCTGGGGCGGGGCTGTCCGTCGTGGTCGCGCAGCAGCAGGCAACCCGCAGCCTTGAACCACTTGGCGGTCAGCCGTTCGTTGAGGCGCCACTCGTTGCGCACCTTGTCGAACACCCGGGAGAACCAGGGCTCGACGGCGTGCCCCTCGGCCGCCTGCTTCTCGGCCCACTCCAGCACGGTGTCGGCCACGAAGTGGGCCCAGTCGCGCTTGATGTTGGCCGGGGTGCGCTGGCCCTGGGCGATGGCGAGATCCGCCCAGGCGATGCCGGCGTTGAAGTCGCCCACATCGAAAGCCCAGATGATGAGGCGCTGAAACAGCTCGTTCTGATAGGGCTGGCCGGACTCAGCAACGGCGGCCAGATAGCGCTCCACATAGGGGCGGTACTTGGGCATCAGCTCATCGCGTTTCATGTTCACCCGGTCGCCGATGCGGGCCAGCTTGCGCAGCCTGACGATGTCCTGCTCCAGGGCAATCAGTTGCAGGTGCAGGCTGTCGGCCACCGCGCCGGTGGCCATGCCAGAGCAGGCGGCCTGCTCGGCCCCCTGCATGGCGAGTACACGCTGTTTGTGGCGTTGACCGGGTGAGCTCATGGGTTAGCCCTGGGCCGCTTGAGCGGCAGCTTCGGCGGCGAGAACTGCCGGATCAGCACCGATCTCGATGTCGGCCTCTTCAAAGCCGCCGTATGCCTTGTGCTCGCCCAGGGCATAGCCCTCCATGCGCCAGTACTGGTTGTCGAAGCTCTTGCTGTCCTGGTTGTCGTCCGCCTTGCGCTTGCGGGTACCGCGCTGGGTGTAGCAGTGCAGGTTGTCCAGGGTGGTGACCACCATCCGCTTGCCCGGGAAGAAGGGCGGGATATAGGCGCGGCGCCCGGCGATGGACTTGGCCAGCTGCTGGGCGGCGATCTGCTCGCTCGGCTTGGTGGCTTCGCTGTAGAGCTTGGCCTGAGCGGCTGCGACCAGATCGGTACCGACCAGCACCACCAGACGGGGGTCTTGCTGGAACAGCGGGTCGATGGTGGTGTTGATGAGGTCGGAGGCCATCTCATCCAGGGTCTTGTACTCGCCCTTGCCGTCCGGGTCGAAGTAGATCTTCTCGCCAGGCGCTGCCTTGATGATCTGGCTACCACCTGTCCACTCGCGGGCGATCTGGTGCCAACCCTTGTTGACGTCTTGACCCAGCGGGTTCGCCGTCGGATCGGTGTCATCGGCTGCAGACACGCCATTCCAGCCGACCCGCAGCATGTCGAGCGCAAACGCCTTGTTGACGAACTCGCCGACCAGCTTGATGAACTCGCCCTCGCTACCGGCGTTGGCCCAGGTGCAGAGGGTGGCCCAATCCAGCGAGGCGCAGGAGTCGGTCTCGGTCAGTTCGTAGGTGTTGCCATCCACACCGACTTTGCCCTTGAAGCGACCACCTTTTTTACGACCGGTGTAGAGCTGACCCACGCCAACCTGCACGACTTGGCCCTTGATCTGATCCACATCCAGGCAGGTGATGAGGCCAAGGAACTCGACGGAGGCGAGCAGGGCAGATCGCAGGGTGGTTTCCACCGGGCCGGTGACACTGAACTGCTTGTCCAGCTTGCTGATGTCGATGCCGTAGGCCTTGGCCAGGGCATCGCAGTATTTGTTCAGGCGCTGTTCGGCCTGAACGGTCAGGGTTTGGCTCACTGGATGCTCCTTAGCAAACTTGGTAGATGGTGTCGTCACCGCCGATGGCGCCCGGGCGCTGGCCCGGCTTCTCTGCAGAGAACTGGTCAATCTGGCCTTTCAGCTCGCCGACGGTGCTGGCCAGACCGGCCAGGGTCTCTTCCAGCTTGCTGAACTGCTCGGCGCTGATGCCGACCTTCTCTTCTTTCGCCGGTTCGGTCACAGGGGCGGTGGTTTCCGGTTTGGCTTCCAGCTTGGCGCTGAAGCCTTCGATCTTGGTGCCCAGGCCGCTGACGGCCCCCAGCAACTGATCGAACTGCTCTTTGGTCATTTCCTCATCCTCGGGTTGGCTGGGGGTAGGTTGGATGGCTGGCTCGCCGTGGCTGGCCAGGAAGCTGAAAAACTTGGCAATCAGGCCATCGGCCTTTTCGTGCTTGGGCAGCTTGAACATGGATAGATCCAGCGGTTCGCTGGTACCGATCAGGCGAGACTCGCCCTTCTTCTTGAACTTGAGGTGGGTGGTGCCGGTGCTGGCAGGCTCATCGGTGACGCCCAGGCCGCGCAGATAGGTGCGGCCCAGATCGGCAAACTGCTCTTGTGGTTCGATGGAACAGAACTGGTACTGGCCAACCTGGTTGTAATAAACCAGATCCCTGGTCGGACTCAGGATGGCGAACAGCTTGAGCTTGCCATCTACGACGTCGGTCTTGAGCTCCTGCACATAGCCGAAGTTTGCCCAGCGGTCGTGCTCGGGCCATATCAGTGCTGTGTAGTATTCCGGGTCGTAGGTCTCGGCCATATCAGTCAGCCAAGCAGCGGTGATCTCCCTGCCATCGACGGTGGTACCTTCGGTGGCGATACAGACCCATCCAGTTCTCAAGGTTGATGTGTTCATGCCTACTCCCAAGTGATGCGGGCTCAGGCTATCGGGTCGGCAAGGGGGTTTCACGCTATGGCGTTCTGCTGAATTCGGATCCAGTAGGAAATCCGAATTGCTCCGAACATCAGTGGGATAAGTGGGGGGAGGGGGCTGGCTATGATGGCGCCATCATTCACCGGATGGAGGCGCCGTGGCGTACCCCGAAGAGATCCGCAATGCGGCGAAGGGACTCTACCTTAAACGATGGACACCCCAGGAGATCAAGGACGAACTGGGGCTCAACTCCTGTCGCATCATCTACTACTGGGCCGAAAAGCTCGGCTGGCGTGACCTGCTGACCGAGGAAGCGGTCGAGGATGCCATCAATCGCCGGGTGCAGGTGTTGCTGCACCGTGAGAAGAAAACCCCGGGCGAGCAGGAGGAGCTGGACAGGCTCATCGGCCACCATGTCAGCCTCAAAGAGAAGGCGCTCAAGTGGGCCGAGCGCGAGCAGGCCCTCAAGGCCCAGCGGGCGGAAGGGAGTGAACCCGGGCCCAGCCGTGGCAAGCGTGAGCACAACAGCCAGGGAGGGGGCGGCCGCAAGGGCGGCAAGAAGGCCAAGAACGAGATCGGGCACCTGACGGCCGATGACTTTACCGAGTGGCTGGGCACCCTGTTCGGCTATCAGTTGCGTGTGCGGGAGGCCAAGAACGACCCGGCACTGCCGCGAACCCGCAACATCTTGAAGTCCCGTCAGATCGGCATGACCTACTACTTCGCCGGCGAGGCGCTGGAAGATGCGGTGTTGACCGGCGGCAATCAGATTTTCCTGTCTGCCACCCGGGCCCAGGCGGAGGTGTTCCGCTCCTACATCTGCAAGATTGCCCAGACCTTCCTGGGTGTCACCCTGACCGGCAACCCCATCGTGCTGTCGAACGGGGCCGAGCTGCACTTCTGCTCCACCAACTCCAACAGTGCCCAGTCCCGATCCGGCAACGTCTACATCGACGAATACTTCTGGATCCCCAACTTCGAGAAGCTCTCGGACGTGGCCAGTGCCATGGCGACCCAGAGCCACTGGCGCAAGACCTACTTCTCGACCCCGTCGAGCAAGGTGCACGAGGCTTACCGGTTCTGGACCGGGGATCGCTGGAAAGGGCAGCGCCCGAGCCGGGTGGCCATCGACTTCCCAGGCGAAGATGACCTGCGTGACGGCGGCCGCGTCTGTCCTGACAGGCAATGGCGCTACGTCATCACCATTGAGGATGCCATTCGGCTTGGCTGCCACCTCATCGACATCGAGGAGCTCAAAGACGAGTACCCGGAGGAGGTGTTCGACAGGCTCTACATGTGCCGCTTTATCGACGATGCCCTGTCTGTGTTCAAGTTTCAGGACATGGAGCGGGCAGGGGTGGACCCGACCCGGTGGGAGGACTACAAGCCCGGTCGGCCTGACCCGTTCGGACGACGCGAGGTGTGGATGGGCTACGACCCGAGCCGCACCCGCGACAATGCCACCCTGGTGGTGGTCGCCCCGCCCACCGTCGCCGGCGAGCGCTTCCGGGTGCTGGAAAAGCACTACTGGCGTGGGCTCAACTTCCAGTTCCAGGCGCAGGAGATAGAGCGCATTGCCAAGAAATTCCGGGTCACCTATCTCGGGGTCGATGTCTCTGGCATCGGCTCCGGGGTGTTTGACCTCTTGAAGCCGGTCTTCAAAGGGGTGTGCTACCCCATCAACTACAGCATCGAGAGCAAGTCACGGCTGGTGCTCAAGATGATCGATGTGGTGGAAGCGAACCGCATCGAGTGGGACAGCACTGATCGGGACATCCCGCTCGCTTTCCTCGCCATCAAGCGCAGCACCACTGGCGGCGGCCAGATGACCTTCCGGGCCGCCCGGGACAACGTGACCGGACACGCCGACGTGTTTTTTGCCATCGCCCACGCCGTGGCCAATGAGCCCCTCGATACCCACCGCAAACGCAAATCCACCTGGGCAACCAGCCAAGAGAAGAAGGCAGCATGACCAAGCGAAAGACACAACAACCGGCCCAGGCGGCCGCTTCATCCCCTCGGCCCTCGGTGGTGTTCAGCATGCCGGAGGCCATCGACCCCACGGCCTGGATGACCGATTACACCGGGGTGTTTTACAACCCCTATGGGGAATACTACCAGCCGCCCATCGACCGCAAAGGGCTGGCCAAGGTGGCCCGGGCCAATGCCCACCATGGGGCCATCCTGATGGCGAGGCGGAACATGGTGGCGGGGCGCTTTACCAATCAACGCGCCACCATCACGGCGTTCGTGCACAACTACCTGCAGTTTGGTGATGGTGGCTTGCTGAAGCTGCGCAACAGTTTCGGCCAGGTGGTGGGGCTGCACCCGCTCTCGAGCGTCTATCTGCGCCGGCGCGAGGATGGCTGCTTTGTCTACCTGCAGCAGGGCAAGCCGAACCTGATTTACCGCCCGGATGATGTGATTTGGCTGGCCCAGTATGACCCCGAGCAGCAGGTCTATGGCATGCCTGATTACCTGGGCGGCCTGCAGTCGGCACTGCTCAACCAGGACGCCACCCTGTTTCGGCGCAAATACTTCCTCAACGGCGCCCACATGGGGTTCATCTTCTACGCGACCGACCCGAACATGGACGATGACACCGAGGAGGAGATGAAGCAGATGATCGCGAACTCCAAGGGGGTGGGGAACTTCCGCTCCATGTTCGTGAACATCCCGGACGGCAAGCCCGATGGCATCAAGCTGATCCCGGTGGGGGACATCGCGACCAAGGACGAGTTCGCGGCCATCAAGGGGATCACTTCCCAGGACGTGCTGACGGCGCACCGCTTTCCGGCGGCGCTGGCCGGCATCATCCCGATCAACGGCGGCGGGCTCGGGGATCCCGAGAAGTACGATGCCACCTATTCCAGGAACGAGGTACTGCCGCTGTGTGAGCTGGTGCAGGACGCCATCAACAGCGCTGGCCTGCCCCGGGCGTTGTGGGTCACGTTTCGAGAAGCGATAGGGTCTGCTGTATAAAAACACAGTCTTATTGGTGTAAGATGCAACCTGGTGGTTGAAATTTCGATTTATCGGGAGGGGTGATGCGGGTTTTTTGCAAAGAGTGTGGCCAGCGAGGCCGTATTACCAAGACCAATCGGCTGAGCGATGAGGTCTCTGATCTCTATTGTCAGTGCACCGATGCGGAGTGTGGTCATAGCTGGGTAGCCACACTGTCGTTCACTCACACGCTGAGTCCGTCAGCCAGGACGACGAACCAGCTGGTGCTGGGGCTGCTTGGATCACTGACGCCAGAGGGGCGGCAGTTGGTACTGAAAGGACTGGGGGCGCAATAGCGCCCCTCGCTTTTTCAACTCAGTATTGCGAGAGGGCTTGCTCCGCCTCGATGTCCTGGTCGGCGCAGGCCTTGATCATGACCCACCCACCTATCTTCCCCATCCTGTCGGCACAGGATTCCACTTTCTTCATGTGCTTTGCGTACTTGTCTTGATTGTTCAAGATGGCCTGCCGCGCTTCTATGTTCTGGTCTGAGCAGGCTTTGACCATGCTCCAGCCATATTCCTTGGTGGTTCTGACACAGAACTTGACGATCTTCTCGTGGGGCCGGTAGTTGGCCAGCAGCTGTTCAAAGGCCTCCAGATCCTGGTCCACACAGGCCTTGACCATGGCGGCGCCGTACTGGTTCATCTGGTCTTTGCAGCGCTCGATGACCGCTGTTTTTTCGGTATCACTGATGGCCATGACGGAGGTGGCCAGCAACAACAGGCTGGCCGCGATAACTCGATTCATCTTGTTGTTCTCATTTGGGCGTGAATCTGCATGCTATCAAAACCTCCGCCCCCTTGGCGCGTGACCGGTCACTTTTCAGTTAACTGGCCTCTTTTCTTGTTCCTCCAGCATCATGCCCAATTCGCATAACGTGGCGATAGCCCGGCACATGCCCTCCCTGTCTTCCAGTTTCAGGTCCGGGGTGATTTTCGCTATCTCCCTGATTGAACTGTAAATTTCTGTTTGAATCCCCGCCTGCACATTGCCTCCTACTGCTGGTTAGACCTGACAATTTTATCTGTGACCTGATTGCATATCTCGACGTTCGCCGACTAGATTTTTCATATCTGTGAATTTTGACCTGTCAGATCTGACAGTCATCACGGCCCCGAGCACGGGCACCTGCTGGAGGCGCCCCATGAAAAAGAAAATCAACCTCGCCCGGGCCTATGTGGTTCGTGCCAAAGGCATCACTCGCGCCGTGCTGAAACGCCATGGCATGACCAACGCTGCTACAGGCAAGGTCATCCATGTTGCTCCCGCGACGATTGGCCGCTGGCTTGATGACCAGACTCCCACCTTTTTTGACCTAGAACACGCCGCCGCCATCTGTATCCATCTCGGGATCCCTCTCTCTCATCTGCTGCCACCCAGTGACTGGCTGGTCGGAAACCTCTACAAAACCCACCATCACCAGCGCAGGGATCAACTGATGGCCCTGAGCGAGGATGAGATCGATTGGCTGCTGGCTGTTCGCGCCGGAGCCATGGCCTGTTATCGCTGATGCCTATCATAAGGCCTTGGATCTGACGCACCAAGGGGGACTCATATCGACCAATTTACGGGTGGTGAAATACCCTCCGATAGCTCCGGAAATTCAGTGTATGGATGAATTGGAAAGCATGTTATCCATGTTGCATCGGAGCGGTCAAATATTTTATACCCTCTGCAATCATCATTTACGAACTCAGGCGCTTTGCTTGCCTATCATTATTTTAATGAAAAAAAACATCCTAACCTCAATGCCTTATCGTCAGTCGCTGACTTTTAATAAATGCCACTTCACAATTATGAAATGCTACTTATTAAATGTTGGTGGTTAAGTCAGTATTTCATTCAGTATTTACTGACGTCATTTTTAAAATATTGCTGGTAAGAATTAGTCTGCACCCGCAACAGTAGTCATATATTTGCCAGCACCAAGAATAAAGCCCCTCACAAGGGGCTCAATTTTTACAGTGCGATGTCCTTTTCTCCTTCGGTCAGCCAGCAAGAGGACTCTCCCTTGAAGGTCCCGCCGCACCCTTCCGGCAATGCACAGTCGCAGTTGGGGCAGGTCTGCTGTTTCATCTCGGCTTCCTGTTCCAGCCAGCGTTCCCAGTCCCGCCGGATCAGGGTGCTGATGTACTCGTCGGCGGAGTAGGGCTCACCGCTGCCAGCCCGGGCGATGCGCAGCGTCTCCAACTGCTGGCGCTCCCGTTCTGAGAGCGCCACTTCCACCAGCTTGATACCGAGGGCGGCCCGCCTGGCCCGCTGTTCCTGCTTGCGTTTGGTGGCGGGGTTCATGCTGCGCCCTCTCTTACCACCATGGCATCCTCCTTGGCCCATGCCCGCCAGCTGGAGATAGTTGCCTCCTTCGCCTGCTCGAGATGCGTCTGACCAGGGTGTTCGTACAGCACATGGGTCACAGTGCCGCGGTCGTTCTGCTTGATGGCTGTCACTTCCCTGGTACTACCGAAGCGGGTGATCACATCACCCGGTACCGGATGTTTGCGGGGGTCTCTCATGATTGAGCTCCTGTCTCGATTTGACGGTGGTCAGCCACTACCTGGTGCAGTGCCGGCCGGTATGTTGGGTTGAGCTGTGCGGCGGCCCCCGGGTTGGCGCGGTCGATGGCGCTGCCCGGGGCAATAAAGAGGGTGCGACCGGTGACGGCGCACCGGATGGTTCCGCTCTGGTCGATGGCCACGGGGGTCAGTCCGTCCACGATATGGCGGCGGCCAACCGAGCGGCCATCAGCTGTCAGCACTGGCACGGTGGGGCGGCTGGACTTGGCCTGAAACGGGTTCGGCACCTCGGCGGCGATGGCCGGCAGGGCCAGCGATACGGGGCGAGGGTGACGGCGGCGCAGGATGGCGCAGGCCACGGCCTGCTGTTTGCCCTTGAGCATCCCCACCCACTGGCTGATCTCGTTGGCTGGCCAGCGCTGCTGGAGAATGCAGGTCACCCGGTTATCCAGGCGGCGGTACTCTTCGCGGCTGACGGTCTGTGTGCAACTCATGTTCATGCCCACTCCTCGCTGTAGTCGTCCTGTTCCTGCATCCACTCCGGCGCATCCAGCCCTTCCAGCACGCGCCACATCTCGGACTGATAGGGCTGCGGCAGCATCTCTATCCAGCGGTGTGCCCCGGCGTGGCCCTGTGCCTGGTAGACCTTGCCGCACAGCTCAACCAGCATCTGCCAGTCCTCATCGCCTTCCGGTACCGCGTACTCATCCGGCTGGCCCTGTTCGGCTGGCACCTGGCCTTCTGGCTGCCAATCCGGTTCGTTCGGGATTGCCCGGCTCGACTGCACCTGGCCGTTCTCCAGCCAGAGGGTGAAGCCGTCCGCTCTGACGCTGGCGCCTGAGCGCAAACGCCCGATAGAGAAGGGAGATAAACCCCATTGCTCTGCCATCAACTGATCCGCGAACGCATCAGGATCCGGCTGCGTACAGTTATTGTCAGAGCTCCAAGGTGCCGGGCTGTCGCCCGTCTTAACCCCAACACCCCCAGCCGAAACTCTGGCGGCCTTGGTGGCCTCATAGGTGCCTGCTGGTACCACTTCCCACCCTTGCAGGCGGGTCTTGATACCCAAGCGGGCGGTGTGTAATCCCATCAGGCGCTTGATGTCTTCGCCGTAGCAGTTGGCCTGCTCCTCGATGAGGTGGGCCAGCTTGATTGGGTGCTCGGAGCGGGTCGCCAGAGCGCCGCCCATGGCTTCGAGGTAGCAACGAAAGATGGCGTTATCGGCGGCATAACGGGCGGCCTCAAAGCGCGGGTCTTGCAACACCGGCTTGGGTGGCCCCACCAGATCGCCATTCTTCTTGGCGTTGCTGATGCGGCGCAGCTCGCGCCAGACCCCGACCGGGGCGCCGCCGATCTGCTGGAAGGTGCGGATCCCCCACCAACTGGCCCACGCGCAGGCATGCAGTGCTCCCTGGTCTGCTGGGGTGTTCGCTTCTTCGTCGTCACCGACATAGGCGCCGTCGATGTTCTTGGCGATGTATTTGGCGAGATAGCCGGTTGCATCACCCTTGGTCGGGTCGATCATCTTCCAGTCGAACCGTGGCGTGATATCGGTAAAGGCCGGAGCCGCCACAGGCTTACGCTCCAGCTCAGCTTTGTCGTCATGCAGGGCGTAGTGCTGCAAGGTGCTGATCACCTTGTTGCGATCGCTTGGGCGCATAAACAGCAGCATGTGCCAGTGCGGGGTACCGTCATGGTGCGGCTCGCAGACCCGAAAACCATAAACTGGGGTACCGTTTCGCTTCAGTGCGGCGCGGGTCAGGCTCCACAGCTTGGCAAGGTATGAGCAGGTTTCGCGTGGGGTGGTACCGTCGTACTTATCGTTATCAACAGTCTTGCCGTTGCCGCTGGTCTTCCAGGCGTGAAAGCGGCTCGGTGCTGTCCAGGTGAAGAACACGCCCACATGGCCCTGCTGCTCGGCGTAGTCTTCAAAGCCACGCATGCGGGTCATCATCTCGTTACGGCGGTTGACCGGGTTGGAGACGCTGGCCTCCCAGCAATCCTTCATCGAGATCACCAGATCGTGCTGGCCGTTCATCACTTCCGACTCGGCCAGCCAGCGCATCATGGCCCGCTTGCGCTCGCGCACCACCTTCATTGTGGCGTTCGAGACGTAGGCAGAGACGCCCTTGCGCACCTTGCCCAGCAGAATGGCGATGTGCTCTTGCAGCCGATCCCAGCAGCGGTTGACTCGCTTCTCCCACCACTTGGCAGAGAGCAGGCGCACCATCACGCTCAAGATCCAGTTACTCCGCGCCTCTTTGGTTTGGAATTTTGGTATCTTGCCGATGAACCCCCACTGGTCGGCAGGCTGCTTGATGGCTTCCCATGTCTCCATCAGATCCAGTTCACCGGCAGTTGCGCCCTGCTCGATGTTCTTCCATATCGCTGCTGTCTGGTTGGCGAACTGGTGGGCAACACGCTTGCGGCCGTCATCATCGCGCAGCTGCTGGGCATCGACCGGGATCGCCTGTACGAGAGAGCGAATCCACCCGACCCGCTCACGCAGCCAGATGTTTGCATCGCGGGCTTTTCTGGCGGTGCCACCCTTGCGGCGGAGGATGTACTGCTTGAACAGGGTCTGGGTCAGTGGCATGGAGAAGCCATCGAGCAGCTGCACCGCCCAGACCAGATCGTACTCACCTACCGATCCGGTAAACGAATCAGCCAGGTTGATACCTGGCATGGAGTTGGAGAGCGATTCAATTCGCGACCTGATGGCCTTCTTTGACAGCGGCAGCTGCCCTTTTACAGCAGATGGCAGGCGTTGGATGGCAAAACCAAGTTGGCCAGCCTCGGCGGCTGGCCCTGTGTTGTTCTGGTGGTTCATAGGTGATGGGTACCCGACAGCTCTTTGATGTTGTTCCGGCATGAGGCCAGCGCACGGCGGGCATGGCGCACCATCTTTCTGGCTGCGACACACTGGCGCAGGGTGAGGGCGACCGTGCAGCGGGGGCGAGGGGATAGCTGGCGCATGGCCAGCAGGTCGCGCTGGTAGCTGCGCAGGCGGGCCTCGTCGCCCATCAGGGTGTCGAACCATCTATCCACACGGGTTTGCAGGTCGGTGATCAGGCGGTGGCTCATTTGATGGTCTCCCCCAGCCCGTGGAGCGGTTCGCAGTCTGCCCACCACTCTGCTATTTCTCTCGCCAGCGCCACCTCACCGCCACCCAGCGCCAGCCAGTACACGGCGCGGATGGCGCCAAGGGCCAGCAGCTCCTGGGTGATATTGCGGTTGCGCTTGGCGTCGCAGCCCGAGGTGGCGAACTCATCGGCAGCGGCCTCCCAGTGCTTGGTCAGCGGGCTGACAGGCGCGGGCGGCTGCATATGGGCGGGACCCGCCTCTGTGGTGCCCTGGTCATCCAGCGGGGCCTCCAGTTCAAACAGGTCGGTCATACCAGCGTCTCCTTGTCGTCGCGGTCTGCATTGGCCTCGCTGCAGGCCAGCGCCAGCAGCCCATACATCGCCAGCAGCAGCACTGCTGAGCGAGTGACAACCAGATCCTCACGCCGCAGGCCATCACCCTGGTTCAGCTCTGCCAGCAGTTGCACGACCAGCTCGCCGGTGTCCTCGAAGGCAGCCAGCCGCTTGCTCAGCTCGTCGGCTGACCTGTAGCCAATGCAATGAGCGGCGGCCGACATGGCGACCATGCTGGTGTTTACCTCACCGACAAGCGGCTCTGGGAGCGAATCGCCGTTAACACCGACCCAGTCGCTCAGGCTGGCGGCGGTGGTTTTGACCACCCCATACAAATCCAGCACAGCCAGCTCGGCGGCCAGCCTGGCCCGCATTGCCATCGGGTTTACATAGATGTCGCTCACGCCTCATCCCCCATCACAGAGTCGTCATCGAGCAGATCCGCGGGGCGGCTGGTCACGACCAGCTGCACCTGGATGTACTCATCACCGGAGTAGAGCTCGCCCAGGGCGATGCGGTTTTCCTGCTCGCCGGTGGCCAGCAGTTCGGTCAGCAGTGGCAGCACGGCCTGCTCTGCCCGCTTGGCGATATGAATGGCGTCGATGCTCATGCCTGGGCCCTCCGGTTCATGGTGTGGAATAGCTGGTGCCAGCGCAGTTGCTGGCGGGCCTGCTCGCGCAGATTGCGGCCCTCGGGGCCGCGCTTGGTGGTGTAGGTCTTCGCCCTGATGCGGTGCGGCAGGTCGGCCAAGTCGGCCAGCGCTGCCTGCCGGGAGATGGGGTGGAACAGCTTTTTCATGCCACCCCCTCGATGATGCGAATCGAGCCAGAGTTCAGGCGCTCCATGCGGGCATACCCGTTCTGGCCGCGCAGCCAGGTGGTGCCGCAGTTGATGTAACCGCGTCTGACCAGATAGGCGCTGGCGGCCTTGATGGTCGGTTCGGTGTGACGAGTGATAACGGCGGCCATGATCAGATCCCTCCACGGCTGTTGACGCATGACCAGACCGCACGCCAGGCCATGGCGGCCGGGCGTTCTACTGCATGGATCAGGTCAGGGCTGGCGTTGTAGCGTTGACCCAGGCGGGCCAGCTTGCGGTTTTGCAGGCGCAGGTTGCGCACAGTGTCGAGAATGGCTAAAGTTGGCATTCGACCTCCTAGTCGATAGCTGATTGATGAAAGCCCCGCGGTGTTCCACCACCTTTGCGGGGTTTTTTATTGCCCGATTGCTCGCGGGCCGCTTTGTGTCATCTGGTTGGCCGCCATGACGGCGCGCTTCATGCGCAGCTTTGCGGCGCGTTCCTTCTTCTCTCTCTCGATATCTCCGATGTGTCTGGTCACTGGCGCCGGGTGCCACACCTTGGTGTCACAGCCGCCGCGAAACTCCCCCTGATACTCCAGCGCGATCACTGCCATCCTTACCGCCTCGCGTTGTGCGTGGGGCAGGGCTGACAAGGTTGCCGTCATCAGCTCGCCTCTTGGCTGGCGGGCGATGGCACAGATGGCCGCTTTCTTGGCCTGACTCAGGGCCAGCCAGTCGGTGTCCAGACTGGAGCGCGTTTTGCCGAACAACTCCCGCAGGATCTGGCAGCCGGCGGTGTTCATGGCCACCTGCTCCAGCGGAGTCAGGCCCGCGAGGTTGCGTTCGTCGTGGTTGATTTGCTTCTCTTGCATGGGTTTCCCCTTACATGGTCATGGTTTGCATCAGGATGTCTGATGCGCAGGCGACGGCCGGCACAGCCTGAAAGCGGGCCTCGACGTCGTGGATGAGTAGTGCCAGCGACCCCATGGCGGCGGTGGCGACACTGATGATGGTGTTGCGTTCGGTGCGGGTGACCCGTCCCCGTTCGGCCAGCTCCACCGCACGCAGGCCGATACTGGCCACGTCAGCGTTGAGGCGGATCGCCTGGTGGGGAAGGGATGGCGCCCGGTCGGCGCTGGGGATGGCGATGGCCGTCAGGCCACACTCCATCAGCATGCCGTCAATCAGGGTTTCGTCCCCGTCGGTGGCGTGGTAGAGCGCGATGAGATCAGCCACGGTCAGGTGATGCGGTTGGTCGGGGTTGAGTTTGTTTCTCAACACCTGGGCATCAATGCCGGCCAACGGAGCAATCGCGCTGATCTCGTGATTAGATTTGAACCTGCTGCATGCAGATTCGAGGTGCGGGTGTTTGCAGTCGCCACTGATAAACATGGTTCTCGCTCCAATGAGTGCCATAGTAATCAGGAGGTTGCAGGGAGGTAGGCGGCTGCGGCGGCTTTGTGGTAGAGCGCGACCATGTTGATCAGGACGCGATGCTTGGGGCCTGGTTTTGGCATGATCTGCAGCTCACCACTGGAGATCATCTTCTTGACGGTGCCAACAGGGATACCGGTATCGGCGCTATAGCGCTCGATGGTTTTGACCGGCGAGTCGATCTTGAGTGCAAATTCTGACATGATTGAACCTCTTGATTGAGCGTCAATACGGGGCAATGTGATTCGATATGTTTTGGTCTAACTCAGCGGTTTGATTCTCAACCTATCGGTTTGCCCTGTCAAGATTCCATAGATGGTTTATTTGATCTGAGGGTTTGATGATGGCTGTCGTTTCCAACCAAAACGTTGTTTATGACCACGATGGGTTTGTTGAAAGGCTTGCTGGAGTTATCGGTGCCGAGCCAGTTAGGGCCTTTGCCCGGCGTGCAGACATGAGCGATACAGGTTTGAAACGGTATCTATACGATGGAACCATTCCACCAATAGATAGAGCGATGCGTTTGGCAGAGGCTGGAAATGTCGATCTGGTCTGGTTGCTCTTTGGCATTGGTGACCCGTCGCCAGTAAAAGGTAACTCTTTCCCCAGTGATGCCGCTGCTGAACACCGTGTGACATATCAATCCGATGAGTTCACGACGATTCCGGCCTACCAGGTCGAAGCCAGTGCGGGTCATGGTTCACAGATCACGGATGAGCCTCTGGCTGAGCCCATGGCGTTCCGTACCGACTGGCTGCGCCGTGAAGGGTTTGACCCTGCCAAGATGGCTGTCATCCGTTCCAAGGGCGACTCGATGGAGCCGACCATCAATGATGGCGATGTGATCCTGGTGCGGTTGAAGAACGGGGAAGCGCCGCGCGATGGCCTCTATGTGCTGCGCCTCGATGGCGGTCTGTTCGTCAAGCGCCTGCAGTTCGATCTGGGCGGGGTGCGCATCATCTCTGACAACCCTCTGTATAAATCCCGTGACCTGAGCAAGGCCGAACTGGCCGAGCTGGATCTGGTCGGTCGGGTGGTCTGGGCCGGGAAGAAGTTTTAAGTTGAAGGTGGACGGTGACAGTCAAAAAGATTGAGGGGCAATCCAAGCCCTGGCGGGCAGACGTGCGCCCTGATGGGGTGAATGGCCCCCGCCTGCGCAAATCCTTTATGACCAAAGGTGAAGCGCTGGCGTGGGAGCGGCACCAACTGATGAACAAGCCCTGGCTTAAAGAGGCCGCCCCTGAGCCAGAACCTGAGCCAGAGGGCCCCCGGTTACTTGACTTGGTGCACCTTTGGTTTGGTCGCCATGGCCAGACCCTTGCGGATGGTGAGCGGCGGCGTGACAAGTTGGTGTGGCTGTGCGAGGCGCTGGATAACCCGCTGGCCAGCGAGTTCACCTCCGAACACTTCTCGGCATATAGAGAGCGTCGGCTGGCTGGCGAACTCTATGTGCCAGGGCAACGCAAGCAGGTGACGCCGACCACCATCAACCGGGAGCAGCTCTATTTGCAGGCGGTGTTCAATGAGCTTTCTCGCCTGGGGGTATGGCACGGCGGTAATCCACTGGCCGACCTGCGCCAGTACAAGGTGCAGGAGAGCGAGCTGGCCTATCTCTCCCAGGATGAGATCGAGCAGTTGCTCGATGCCTGCAAAGAGCAGCGGGATCTGTGGCTTGTCGTGATGCTTTGCCTATCTACCGGCGCCCGCTGGTCGGAGATTGAAAAGGTCAGTCGCTCCCAGATCGGTATGGGGCGAATCACCTTCACCAAGACCAAGGGCAAGCGGAACCGGACTGTTCCCGTGGCTCCCTGGTTACTGACCATGCTGCCTCGGCGAACTGGCCGCCTGTTCGACGATTGCTATGCTGAGTTCGAGAAGGCAATCAGACGGGCTGGCATCACATTGCCCGCAGGCCAGAGTACCCACGTTCTACGGCACACCTTTGCCAGCCACTTCATGATGAACGGCGGCAACATCCTGGTGCTGCAGCGCATCCTCGGCCATACCGACATCAAGATGACGATGCGTTATGCCCACTTCGCGCCCGATCACCTAGAGGACGCCGTGCGGCTGAACCCCATCACGGCGTTGAACAGTGTCCATAAAGAAAAACTCGAAGCGTCTTGATTTAATGCGTTGATTTTTATCGCATTATTTTTCACTCTCTAGTTTTCAAGGCAAAAAAAAAGCACCTTCTAGAGGTGCTTTTTCTTGTCTTGAAAACTTCATGCAGCTTCTTTCGTGCACTTTTTCGGGCCGCTAATCTCAGGACCATTGAACTTGAACTTGTCTTTTTTCAATTCTTGAGCTGCTGCCATTACATGGCCGAGGGCCTCACCCAGGCGGCTGTAAACATCTTGAGCGCCGAGCTTACGTTCTACGGCGCAATGCTGAGTATGTTTCATGTCATGCTCTCTTTTGCGTTGGCCAAAAATTCTGTTACTAACGCGTACCTACTTAATGTGACTTTCTATCAGTAAAGTCAACCTCATCAGGCTTGTAAAGTGCGTTAGATCTCTATGGTTTACTGTTTGCTACTTGGTTGTACCAAGTAACGTGGCATCAGTAACGGGATATGGGTAGCCGATTCTACACTGAACTTGCGTGATGTCGAGTGATAACTGTGCAACGACATTGTGCCTGTTCGATAGGTTCTATCGACATCCTATGCTTCTTCTGTAATCCGAACGAAGGTAGCAGCCAAATCTTCTCGTGACTGATGCATGTCTTGCCCATCACTCTGGAAGCCAAAAGAGCTGTAGTACGCTATGAGTTCTGGCTCGACATCCATAAGCCTCACAGTACTACCACCAACAGCTGCAACGTACAGGTAAGATGCGATGATCATCATCTTGAAAACTCGTCCCTTCAACTGGTGCTGATCCTCACGTCTGATGAATGACTCAACAAAGTGCATCTCTAGCGTATCAGTTTCGGGATGAAAGACTCCAAGGATTGCTGCATTGAGCAGCCGAGTGTCAGATTGCAGCTTTAGGCCTACGTCAAATGACCATTCTTGGTTGCCGTACTCAGTTAGTCCTGCATCCCAGTTTAGGTGGCCGTATCCTCCAGATAAGTATGCCCAATCGAGATCATTGAGAGGCCCAACTGCGAGTTCTAGGCCCATCTCATCAGTGACAACTTGTAATGCACTTAGGACTGCCGATTTTATCTGGTCTGCATTCATGTAGTTATGCCGTGAGTTGTTGGTTTTTTGATCTTATCACTACTGTGTATATGCACAGAAGAGTCTGATGAAGACCAATCATCTCAGATAGGTTTAGTCGGAACAAATGCGTGAAGGTAAAAGGTTATCCAGGTGTCCATAAACAGTCCATCCAGCCGCCCCATATTGAGTGACAAAGCGCAATATTGAACATTTTTGGTCTTTATAAATCAGTAAGTTATTGATTCGTAAGACCGCTTTGCGGATTCAAAATCCGCCGTAGCAATACGTGTCGGTTCGAGTCCGACCCCGGGCACCATTATTTTCCCCTGTTTGGTCAACAGGTTATAGCGCTCAAGAGCGCTCCTGCTCAAAGTTTCTGCGGTTGATAACACTCATTCATGTGCAAATCTGTGCAAGAGGTTTCAACCAATGGCAAGTATCCAAGTTCTCACTCGAAAAACCGGCAAGTCCTATCGCGTTCAGTTCATGCGTAACGGCAACCGTGTATCCAAAGTTTTTACCCGCAAAAAAGACGCAGAGCAGTTCCTGGCTCAGATCACCGTATCTGACGAGCTGGCAGATGCCTTAACCAACGTCACCCTCACTAGCACCACCATTCAACAAGCTATTCATGAGTGA